GAGCAGCCTGAACATAAAGGTAGTACAAGTTTAGTACTACCTTTTATTTTTTTTTGGAGGTGATGATATATGGCTAATACTGTAAAAGAAACATATTCACAAAATACATCAGTATTTAGATATACCGCATCTATGAGATTTATACACGATGGAGAAGTATTCAATATTGAAAATAACAGAATACGCTCTATTGCTATAGACTATAATTATAAAGAAATGAATATGCCTATGATATTCTTAACGGCAGTTTTAGAAGATCAGTTGGCTGAACGAATGGATAGAAATCAAGATAGTGGTACTATTATTTTTGAACTTAAAAGGGCAAATGTTAGCTCTGATATGCCAAATTTATATACAAACTATATTTCCGATAAATTTATCTACTTCATCAATATAAATGATGGAGGAAAAGAATATAGTGCAGAAGAAGATGTCAATAGAACTGTTACCATTGGTCTACTTAGTCTTGATTGCGTAAACAAAAATAAAAAGCATCTTAATGGAGTTATTAATGGCAATCTAAGCTCTCTCATGTATTATATTACAGGGCATATTCCTGTTGTACTTGAGCCGCCTAGAAAGAATATAAATTTTGTAAATCAATTCTTACCGCCTATGAATAGTGTTGCTAAATCTATTGAATATATTAATAATTTGGCAACTTTCTATGATACTCCATATAGATTTTTTATAGATTTTGATTGTGCTTATTTAATCTCTTCATCTGGCAAGGGCATAACCAAGAAAGGTGAGGAGATTAATACCGTTATGATCAATCTAAGACAGACATACAATACTGAGTCCAAGCAGCAAGGTATGACAATGAATGAAGCTCGCACTATGTATCAAATAGAGATCGATGATGAGGAAGACTGTGAAATCTCAGATAATCATTTTTCAGAAAAGATATATTCTAAAGTGACCGCCGTCAATGCATCTGGGCAGTCTTTTAATAAATCTATTCGAACTAGCGAAGATTCTAATGTTAATGCAAAAAATAGATTTATTAGAATTATGAATGATAATGAAGGAATACTTGATAATACAGTTTCTTCTATTAATTCTTCAGCTATTCAGATAATGGTACAGAAAGCAGATATTGATGCATCGGTATTAACACTGAATAAAGAGTATATCATTAATGCAAAAGAAGTTCGCAATAATGATATATATAATGGAAGGTATTTACTTGCTAGAAAAAGAGAGTTATATATTAGGCAAGATGAAGAATTTATAGCTAACGTAATGCTCTTATTCGATAAAGCTCCATACTAAAAAAAAATAGACGAGTACAGAGAAATCTGTACTCGTCTTTTGCTTTGGAGGACATTATTTATTTTCTTCTGCTGCAGGTTCAGCATTTCCTTTACCATCAGCAGTTGCTTTTTTCTTAGGTCCATTCTTAGAAACATGCTGTTTAATAATCCACATAAATTCATTAGTAATGAATTCAGTAGCCGTGGCCTTTGCAAGCATAATAGCTTTACATGCATTCATATAATTCTTAAATGCAGCGGCTTTATCTTTTTCACCGTTATCCTTGGACTCAGCATTTCCAGTAGCAGCTCCAGCGTTTCCTTCATTATTTTTCTCTTCAGATCCACCTTCAAATTCGGCCTCTGTAAACCATCTATCATACAGATAGGAGTAGTACATAGACTCCTGTTTAGCATCAGTGTTATCGGCCTGTGCACTAGCAGCAGCCTGACCCATTGTAGAACCAAGTGCCTGTCTAGCATCTGCTTCTAACTTTGAAAGTTCTGCTTTAACAGTTGCCTGAATTGCTTTAGCATTATTAATAAATCTAATCATTTCATCTTTAGATCCATTAACTTTATCTGCAGGAATGGTGATTTCAGGATATTTATCTTTAGGCATTTTACCACCAAAGTATCCTTTACAATACTCCGAAATACTAATCTCATCATCCCATTTCAATCCCTGCCTAAGACCGCTATTCATGCTACTAAGCATAAACTTTTCAAAGACAGCTCTGTCACTATCGCATTCCTTCATACGATTATAATCAAATGAGAAATTAGATTTGGTCTGAACTCTCTGAGCTCCATTAAATACATCTCCACTTGCAATAAGATTTGATGTGAAATTGAAAGGCTTAGCAATTGTTTCTTTATTATCATTAAGATACTTAAGATGAAGTTTATTACCGCCTATTAGCTTATTAATAAACTCATTAATAATTCTCTTAATAGTAGCAAGAATATTCTGAATCTTGTTTCCAGCCTTCTCTTCAGCTTCTTCACGCATAGCAATAAGTTTTCTCCAGGTATCTGCAGAATTTTCAGCCATAATCGAAGCTTCAAGGCAAGCAACATTTCTTCTAAATTCAAGCATTTCAGATGCTGCAGCATAACATTCAGCTGTAAGCTCAAGATCCATCCATTCAGTAGGATTAAAATCGTTGATATCATCATTTGTGAATAGGGTATCGCCATCAAATGTTTCACCATGAATAGAAGCTGACTCTTTCACATTGCGAGTAAATTTATTAGCAGCTTTATTAGCATAGCTAATGAACATATTCGTCTTCTTAACAATCTCATTGCAATACCAAGTCCAGGACTTAACAAGACTATCAAGCATAGCTACAAGCTTTTGAGCATTTTCCCTCTGATCAGCCCCGATGTTATCTGCATTCTTTACTCTATTACGGCAGCGTTCAAGTTCTTTGGTAATAGCATCAAGGCATTTAGCTGTATCCTGCTCTGTAAGAGGAGTTTTAGAAATATCGAAATAATGATCTGCGAATTCCTTTACAGTTGCCTCTTTCTTTTCAGCCCAAATCATATCGGCAGTAATAAATGCTTTAAACATTTCATGGTTAATAACTGTTTCATTATAGGTATTACGACTTCTATTTTTGGAGATAAGCCTAACCATAGCGATATATGCAGTTTCAACAAGAGAATTATCTGCATCAACAGAACTGCCGTTACAAATATTATCAATCTGCATTGTAATATTTTGAGATGCAGCTCTTATAGACGAATCATCAATTTTACATGGAATATGATAGAAAATAAAATTGTACTTCTTATCGCTATAGATAGCATTACCACGTCTAATAGCACTCTTATTAGCCTCGTAATTTCTACGGGCATTTTTATCATGGGCTCCTCTAAACAAGCCTACTATTTTCTTAATAAAATCAATAATAGCCTGAATAGCTTTAGCAATAAAATCTCTAACCCCAGAAATAATGCCTTCATGAACTACAAGAGATGTAGATTCATTTAAAGCCTGTTCTTTAAGAGATCTATAATAATTAATTTTTTCATCGACATCAATAGTTTGCATTTCAAAGTTATGCTCAAAAATTGCTTCCATATATGTCGATACAGGATCTTTCTTTAATACATTTTCAGTCAATGCCTTATCTTTGGGCATTGAGCTTAGGAATATTGAATTAAACATAGCTGTATACCTCACTTTTAATTCGTTTATTTATAAGTTCGGCTAATAAAGAAGAGCACCGTAGGATTTCTCCTACGGTGCCTTTATTTTAATCTAGTTTAAGCTAGAATTATATTAGAGAATGGTAATGCCACCGAAGATAGTAGCGGACTCGTTCTTAGCGCCCTTCTCAGCCTTCTTTGCAGCCTTATCATCCTTACCAGCCTGGCTGTAGAACTTGTGAGCAAGTGCACGAGCCTGAGCTCTCTTAGCACGAGCCATCTTCATGTATACAGCATAGGTAGCATGGAGTGCATTCTTCTCGAACTTAACTGCAGAGATACCAGGAATGCAAACACCGGCAACAATACCAGCATAGGACTTTTCATGGCCTTCCTTTTCCCACTTAGTAATGATAGCAAGGCTCTCCTTGTAGCTCTTCTTGATCTCATTGTAGGTTGCACGAATGGTAGCAGTCTCTCTATCGTTCTTAAGAATATCGATAACATCGCTAGCCTTAACCTTACCCTTAAGATCAACCTTCTCACCACGGATCTTCTTAACAAGCTCAGTGGTCATATCTTCGATGCTTCCAGCATCAACACCAGCAACGGTCTTAATGATATGACCACGCATATCCTCACCATTACCAGTAACCTTGAGGACATCTGCACGAGCTTCCTCAAGAGTAGCACCCTTAGCTGCAGCAGCAATAGCCTTCTCTACAGCATCGGTATACTTCTTTGCACTGTGAAGTGCATCAGAGTTCTGAAGATGGCCAAACTTCTTAAGGTCTTCGCCATAAACATAACCCTTAGCTTCCCAAGCACCCTCAGCACCCTTAAGGATTTCCTTCTCGTGCTTGGTAACAAACTTCTTGTCAAGCTTAGCCTGAACATCCATCTTGGAAAGAACAGTCTTAACTGCCTTAGTGATAGATGCGAACATCTTCGCAAGCATATCCTTGACCTTCTGGAAGAAGCCCTTAACGTCAGCAGCCTCCATAACGAGCTCACGACCCATAGCAGCTTCTCTGAGCTCAGCAACTCCAATAGCACTCATAATAGAGTTGAAGTTATACTCGCTCTCAAACATGATGTTGAATGCCTCCTCGATAGGATCACCAACGGTGCCCTCCTCAGCAGCCTCAACCTCGTCAGCATGTGCCTCGATACCTTCATCGCCGGCAATATCCTTCTCGACCTGGTCGAGATCTACGCCAACTTCATCGGGAGTCTGAATTGCATCCTCAATAGCAGACTCGGTCTTAATATATCTAGAAGTATAAATCATTATAATTTTCCTCCTTCCTTAAGCGTTAGCAGCAGCTTCTTCGGACTCAACAGCCTCGACAGCCTGATCGATAGCATCCTGGGTATCGATATCAACCTCAACCTCAGAAGCATCGTCAAGAGCAACCTCAACCTCATCCTCAGCAACAGCAGCAGCCTCATGCTTAGCCTCAGCAGACTCCTTCTTCATCTCAGACATAGCCTGAGAAAGAGCCTTTCTGGACTGAGCAACAGTAGCCTTGGTGCAACCGATAACGGCAGCAGTAGACGTAGCAACAACAGTCTCATAAACACTTACGAGCATGCTGATACGCTTAATGGTGCTTGCGAGAGCGGACTTATCACCGTTCTCCTTATCAAATGCATTCTTCTCCTCAGCCTTAAGACCAGCCTCAAGAGCGCCCATGCACTTGTCAATATACTTTTCGTTCTCCTTAAGACCCTTGATCGTGTCAGGAGCGCTAGAAATACGCTTCTTAAGATCATCGATCTGTGCAGCAGTAACGTCAGTGGGAACCATGCACTTCTCAACTGCCTTCTTCTTGAAGTCAGCAGGAGTGAGATCGCCCTTCTCACCAAGGCACTCACCAAGAGCAGCGCCAAGAACATAAGCCTTCTCAGTACCCTCTTCACCCTTAAATGCCTTAATGGTGCCATCGATAGTATCGTAAGTCGGAATAGTGATACCGCCATTGTAGAGCTTAACGCCTTCGATCTTTCCAGCAAACTTACCGTACTTCTTCTCAGCAGCCTCAAACTCAGCTACAAAAGCCTTACCATCCTTAAGAACGTATGCAGCAAGCTTATTGACAGCTGCCTTGATAGCGCCCTTAATCTTAGCCCAGAACTTCTTAACTCTTTCAGCCATTCCCTTGAAGAACTCCTTAGCGGAAGCTTCATTGAGAGCAGCTACTTCAGCCTCGAGAAGAGTACCTTCACGAAGGCCCTTAATCTCATTGAAATCCGATGCAATTACAGCCTCGAAAAATGCCATATCATTCACAGCAGACTCATAGAGAATACGTCCAATATCATTGGATTTGTAGCTCTCATTTGCAACAAGAGTTGCAGTGGTAGCTACACCAGTTCTATTGTTAGAATAAATAGACATGAGTAAAATCCTCCTTTTAGATTTAACCTATAAACTTTTGTTTTGTTTATTGAGATTTTATTATAATGTTTGCATTTAACTTCTTAAAGCAAACCTTATTAGAACAACGCAGAGCCGGTATTAGGCATCTCGATGCCATCATCTCCAAGCTTCATCTTTCTAGATTCAGCTGTAATGGCTTTAGTGCTTTCAACTTCAGCTTTACGTCCAGTGAAGGAAATCTTATTTGCAATCTTTCTAAAGAGTTCAGCAATCTTAAGCTGCTTAGAAACGATACGCTCCTTTTCATCTTCACTCTTGGCTTCATTGCTCTCCACGTTATGAGCATTCATCTGGAGAAGGTCAGCCTGTATATCGAAGAAATCGGAAACCCTCATTCTAGTATAATAGAAGAAGAATACCATTTCTCTTAAAAGAGGAATAATGCACTTCATAATAAGCAAGAAGATACCTCCGGCTGCAACAATGGAAACGGCACCAAGACCGAAAACAAGCCCAGCGGATTCTGCCATCTTGTCAACTCTGTGCTGAATAACATGCTCCATTGCCTTATCAAATTCTCCAGATTTACAAATCTTATTGAATTTCTTAAGGTTAGAATAGAGCATATTATTCTTTGTTTTGGTGAATGCAACCTTGTCGAGAGTAATTTGGAAAGAATCTCTATTAGGAGTCTTCATAAACTCGATACAAGTAGCAATCATGTAGGAAACCGAGCTGATAATAGTCAGCACAATGTTATTATACATAACAATCGGCATTTCTACGTTATATTTAAAAGCTCTTCCGAAGAGATCTTTACGGCCTCTGACATTATCAATAGCCATGGAAATCTCGTCGATCGGGCTGGTATCCTGCTTGAACTCAACAAGGATATCACGAAGAAGAGTAGTACACTCAACAAGCTTATCATAGTTGGTCAACTCAGTAATATCACCCTTAGAATTGGGAATATCGCCATAGTCGATATCATCAATCTTAGAAATGATATTGTCATAAAGTTTAGATGTAAGAGTAGCAAGAAGGCCTCCCTGCTCAGCTTCATCCAAAGACATTAAACGTTTACGGGTTTCTCTATCAGTGATATCGAAATGCTCAGTAAACGTAGCCATGATTTTAGGATCTCTGAAGAAATTCTTATAATCCTTATCAGCTTCAAGGCCAATAGCATCAGGATCAAATCCATAAAACTTTTCGAGAGTCATAGGCTCATCTTCAGTATGGAAATGATTTTCAGTTTCGAAAGCAGCTGCCTCCTGAACAGGAGTTACAGGCTCTCTTTTCTTAGAAGAATAAATCATAGTCTATATCCTCCTTTCAGTTAGCGAGCAACTTTTGTCATAAGATTGACAACGCGCTTATAAGTATTGTCGGAAGACTCTCTTTCAAGATGAGTGAACGAGATGGTCTCCCAAGTAGGATCTTCTTCATCGTAAATGAACTTCGCTACTTCAAGCGATTCATCAACAATGCAGATGCACATAAGATTTAGCGAATCAAAGAGACCAAGTACAGTGCTGATTCTCTCAAGATCTGCCAAATTATTCTTACGAAGATACTCAACCTCTTCCTGAGATACAACAAGAGTAGTGATAGCAGCAGAGCTGTTATTATCTCTCATAGCTCTCTTAAGTCTGGAGACAGTTGCACGACGCTCAAGAACTTTCCACATCTTATCAGAAGTGCTCTTACGAGTAGAAAGAGACATGGCATCGATTTTAGCTTTATCAATGGCAAGGACAAAGTCTTTCATAAACGATGTTTCTCTAGTAGTAGCTCTAAAGAAATTAGTCAGCCAATTCTTAGACTGAGCTTTGTCAGCAATATGAGTTACAATGTCATCAGAACCGACAGGGTACAACTTTGCTTTAACTCCAACAATTGCATTTGTATAATCATGAACAATCGGAGCAGAAAGTTTATTTCCTTCATCATCGGTATCTTTATATGCTTTGAAATTAACTACAAGGCTAGTGGGCATAAGCTCATTTGCCTTCTTATAATCAGAATCAAGAACTTGATTCTTGAATACGTCATTCTGAGACTTAGCAATATCTGCAAGTCCAGAAGCTTTCTTGATTTCAGAACCTCCAACTTTATCAGCTTCAGTTCCTCCATCTACATTTGCTTTACCGCTTGCTTTATCTGCACTTCCATCTTCATAAATGATATACTCATTAAGAGAAGATTCGTTAACGGATGTAGGCAAATAACAATTAAGATTATTTCTAAGATCATTCTTAACAGCAGACTCATATGCATAAATCTGACCAGCACTAAGTGCCGATTCATTTCTAGCATCAATTCTAGTCGCTACATCAAAAACATCATCCAAAGAAGCTACTTTAGAAGAAATATTCTTATGGAAAAGACCAATATAGTCATGCACATTTTCAGCATCGGTAATCTGCCATGCAGCAAATAGTCTCTGAAGCATCGATACGGCGTTCTTCTCAACTGCTTTACTAATCATGGATGCGGTTTCTATGCTAATGCCACGGCTACAAATTACAGGAAATACCATGACAAGATTAGAATTAGCCTTAGCTATAGAAGTCGAATTCATTTTGCCAAGAGGGCTATTGGACTTATCGCTAAACTTCTTATCTTTAATCTCGTCTTTCATAGATTTGAAACCATCCCAAAGATCCATAATGTCCTTCAGAAAGGTCTCATGAATGGCTTTGCAATCTTTATTCATAGAAGATGTGACCTCCTTCTTATAAATTTTTAATTGTATGTTCAAGGCTAAAAAATAAAAAATAAAGGGCAATTGAACCACCTGAGGAACTATCAATACAAATTAGATTCATATTAATTTAGTTTCTCATTAAAATAGATAATTGGACTTATCAATTGGTTTGTAGTCGGAATTTCCGACACCATTCGCATGTTTGGATGGGCCGCATTCATTAATGCAAGAGATAATCCACTAATACTATTGGCTAGATTATTTATAGCTTGAACTTTTTGTCCAACCATCTCTCTTTCAAACTCCTGTTCTCTATCAAGACGATATTTTAGTTGTTCTCGCTCAAAATTCTCCGATCTAGTAATAAGTGTATCTTCTCTATTATATAACTTCTGCTGCTCCATTTCCTCTTCATTTCGAATTAGCTGTAGAAGTCCGCCTTGCATTGCTTTTACTTTTCGTCCCATTCAAGTTCACTCCTTAAAGAATTTAATTTGGTTTGTTTCATATAAAGTGAGTAGAGGAGTAGAAACTTGTAAGCGTAGTTGCTCGGCATTCTTTCCCTTTATTTCATATTTATATTATATTATTATGCCTTATTTTAACCTCGCAACATCAAATTAATGAAATATAACGCTTTGAAAGGAGGATTATTTCAATGGCTTATAAATCCCAGACTTTCAAAAATAATGAGAATCTAAGCATTTTTACCAATCCAGATGATATAAGTCTTAGTGGAAATGCAAAACAAAAAGCAGAAAAGAAACGCTTAAAAGCTGAGACTCAGCAAATAAGTAATCTTATACTGTCTCATGGAATTGTCGATAGATATAATATGGATTGGACACACAAATTCTCCAGATTTGGTGTTCTTGACCCATTTAATACTCTTACAAATACAAGAGAGTATCTATTCTTTACAAAGCCTGATTTATGCCTATTAACAACGCAAATAAAAAATGCTACTAATAGTGCATATTGGCCTTTGACTAAAGTTCTTTCGAATAATGCATTCTTTGTAGATGCTATTAATCGTTATAGAGATATGGCTGAACAACTACAGTCTTCCTATAAACAAGATTATCCATTTATGAATGTATTATCGAATAGCGTTACCTCGACTCTTGACCTTCCTGGACTTAGTGCTGAAAACATTGAATCGGCTGGAAACGTTATGGGAACCAAGATTAACTATAGAGGTACTTCTTATAAGTCTGATGAGGACTTTGATTTTAATCTTGAATTTGAAGATACTAAGCGTCTTGATATTTATATGCTTTTCAAAATGTACGACGAATATGAGAAGCTTAAATGGAATGGTGCTATCGATTTTGTAAATGCAGAAACCGATAGATGGAAAAATTATATTCTAAATAGAGTTCTGCATGATCAATTTAGTATCTATAAGATAGTCGTTGGTGAAGATGGCTATCGTATTGTTTACTTTGCTAGAATCACTGGTTGTTATCCTACTAGTATTCCTAGAGATGCTTTTAGCGATATGAATAGAATTAGTGAAGCTGGTCAAAAACTTACAGTTGGCTTTAAAGGCCATTTTGTAAGAGACATGGATCCTATTATTCTAAGTCAATTTAATAAACTCTCTCTTGCATATAAAAAGGGTACGCTTAAAGGAACTAAAGAATCTCCTTTGTTTGATACTACTATTCATGCAATTAATGGAGAGTGGCCTAGAACGCCATATATTCATACACAAGTTATCAATGGCCGTCGTGAGTATTTCCTCAGATGGGTTAATTGATGGAAGGAGGAAATAACGTATGGCACAAAGTATTGATAAAAGTACTAATCTTACATCTGACGTCTATGGTATAAACTCCTACGTCAATGAAATTAAGAAAAACTTTACTCCTACAGCTAATGAAGAGACTTTAATGCTTGGAATATTCGGTTATGCTGGACAAATGTTTTCTGATCTTATGCAGAATAGTATTGTTATGGCTTCTGAATTTTCTAATGAGTCGATTGCAACTAAGGCTAAATTCGAAAAGAATGTTATTGCTCATGCAAGAGGCCTTGGAATTACAGGAATTGATGCAGTTCCTGCCACAATGGAAGTACTATTAACTTTCGTTGAAGAAGATATCGAGAATGCAATTGGAACGAATCCTGATGGTGGTTGGAGCTTTACTTTTGATAAAGACACTGCTATATATATTGGAAAATATCCATTCTTTGTAGACTATGATATCGAAATCCAAAAAATTAGATTAGAGAATAGTGGTATTATTGAAGACTTTACATATACTGCAAAGTATATTATTGATGATGATAATCCTATCTCTGATATTACCAACCCTTGTATTTCGTCTCCTGTAAAGATGATGGTAAGTAATAAAAGTATTATCTTTATGCCTGTAAAACTTCATCAAGTTATGAAGACGAATATCGTTAAGAAGATTTTAAGTGATAACTCTATTTCTTCTAAAACTCTTACTTTTGAATTTGAAGGACAACTTGCAGCATTCAATATAGATGTAACTGAAGGTGATAAAGTCACACACCTCATTCCTGTATATGAAGGCTTAATTTCTTCGAATAAAAAGTACCCTTATTTTTACTATAGCTATCTAGACTCTAAAACGATTAGAATTAAATTTGATCGTTCCTCTTATGCACCTAGAATAAATAGCGAGGTAAAGATAAATATTTGGACGACTGAGGGCGAAGGAGGTAACTTTAGTTATGCACCCGAAGTATACCCTGGTTTTGCTTGCGAATCTGAAAAGTATGGTTATGCAAATATAGCTTGTGAAGTCAGACCTGTTGATGGAGAATCTTCTTATGGATCTAATAAAAAGACAATTGAGGAACTTCAGCAACTGATTCCGAGGGAAGCATCTGCTAGAGGAGCTATTACGAACTTGACCGATTTGGAAAACTTCTTTAATGCTCTTGATACAGATGATTCTAAGATTTATCTTTATAAGAAGCGTGATAATGCGCTTGAAAGATTATACTATTCGTTTATTCTTATAAGAGATGCATATAATAATATAATTCCGACAAATACCGTTGATGTTAAGGCATACGTTAATGATCTTGTAGTGTCTAATGAAAATGGTAATAAAAGGTATACTCTTCCGAGAGGCGAGCTTCTTAAGCTAACTGATGATGGAACGTGTATGCTTATAAGCAAAGACAATATTCCTGCAGACTTTGATCCGTATAAGGAAACTGAAGATGCTAAAGATGCCGATGGATTCGATTACAAGAAATTCCTATTCTATTACACATCTCCATATAACTTCACGATCAATCATAGTCCTGCTTATGGAACCTATAATCTTACAATTATGGATTCTAAGAAATTCCTTGAGTTCTCTCATATCAATGATAAATCATTGTATCAATATATAGCTACTGTTATGAATTGCTATAGAGGTACAAATGAGGAAGAATCAAATGATTATTCTTTCACAATTAAAATGGAGCAGAATATTTCAAATGCAAATGAAAACGACAAATCCCTTCAGGTGTTTGCTGTATTCTACGACAGTGAAGGAACTCCTTATACATGGGCTCAAGCAGAATGTGTAAATGTTGCAGAATCTACTGCCGTTGTATACACATATAAATTCAAATTCAAGACCGATAACTATATGGATACATCCGGAAGACTTCGTATTACAGAAGGCATGTTTGATAAAGGCATTACTGTAAAAGGTATGGCTAATCCTTTAAGAGGAGAATATGATACTGTAGAAGAGTTCCAAACTATTCAAGATCCTGTTATCGGCGATTATGCAATTGCTGCTGGGGAATATTATAAGTATGATGGTACAGAGTGGATTAAGCAAACTATGAAGCTCTCCACTAATGAATCTTATGTGCCCGCAAATTGCAAATGCGTTCTCTATATGCTTTATAAAGCCGATGGAGAAATGCCAATTGATTGGCAGGGACTTGATGCTATAATCCCTGAATTTAATGCATATAAATACGAGAATCCAAAGATTACTGGTTATGAATCTATGGAAAAACTTCAAGAGGTAGAAAAACCTGTAGAAGGAGAGTATGCTCTTATTGGGGAAACCTATTATCAGTATAATGGAACAGATTGGGTTGAAACAGAAGCTCCTGTTACAGGATACGTATTTGATAAAGTCGCTAATATTAGAGATTATACTCTTGCGAATACCTATAATGTAACTGAAGGAGTAGATTTCTTTTATAACTATTCTGAGGTTATTGATTCTCCTATTGTAATCAATAGTGATGAAAATGGAGAATATTTTATTATCAAAGGTATGCCTGTAGTTAAATATAACTATTTCGATACTGAAGATAAAGCTATCGAGCTCTGTAGAGAGCTTGTTCGTCGTAAGAATTATATTGATTATGCTGTAACTATCCTTGAGGATGCTTTCGGTATAGACTTTAAATTCTTTAATACGTATGGACCTTCTAAGCTATTTGTCACAGATGAAGTTGAACAAACTTGTCTTGATAGAACAAATATATCTCTAAAGTTTAGACTTAAACTTAGAGCAAATTATAATAAGAACGTTGTTAATTCAATTACCGAAGACATCAAGAATTATGTCGAGGATATCACTAGTATCGAGTCCCTTCATATTCCGAACCTTATTACGGAAATTACTTCAAAATATAGAGAGTCTATTGTATACTTCGAATTTGTTGGAATAAATGATTATGGTACAAGTGTTCAGCATCTTCATGCTCAAACCATGCCAGACAGTGTTGTTGTTCCAGAATTCCTTAGTATTCATACGATTCTTAATAGAGAAGGTAAGTGGGTTCCGGACATCACGATACAAATGGTATAAAACATAATAATAAGAAATTCTTCGAGGAGGTTAATATATCATGAACGATTTTAAGGTTTCTGAGAAAGTTGCCAGAAAGAATAAAGCTTTCATTGAGGCAGCTATCGAGAATTATAATAATTCGCATAAAGTCACAAAAGAAAATTTTGATCTCCCGTTCTCTGCGGAAACTAAAGCTTATCTTGAAGCTAGAGACCACCATGCAAGCGTGGCTAATCGCTATACAAGCTTTATTGAGACGGTAAATAGATCTCTTGTCGTTGAAGCCCTCTACAGAATTCTTTCCGAGTCTATTTCGGATGAAGCTCGTGCAGATGATACGAGCAGATCAATTCTTAGAGCAATGACCAATCAGTACGTTCAGGAGAATGGATACTATGAGATTCTTAATAGAATGAAGCATGGTTCTGCTGTTCTATCTGAAATGTATAATGTAATTACTACAGCTTCTGAAGCTATTAGAGAGTCTGTTGATAGAAAGGATCCTAATACCTTTACTATTACATCCGATATGAAGGATGAATTCTTTAAGCAGCTTGATTATGCTGATACTGAATCTGTAGCAGCTGCTATTCACGATAGAGTTGCTGATGCAATGAACGATTTCGTTGCAGCTAATACTAAGGACCATGAAGATATCACTAAAACTCTTCAGAGTGCACAGGAAAAGATCGATTCTACTTCTGATGCAAGCCTGAAGGAAAGCTATCAGATTGCTGCAAAGCGTAAGACTAATGCAATCAGAACAGCTCCTAAGAGTGTATTCCATGGAATGGTTTCTGCTATGTGTGAAAGTGTTCTCAAGAATAAGGATATGCATGCAGAGTTTATGAATGAGGGGCATCTTGATATTGATAAGATTGTTTCTCGTACTTCTTTGATGTATACTTTTATGGAAATGCTTAATACTAGCCGTCTCGAGAAAGTTAATGCTTCCTTTATCGAGAATACCATTGCAAGTCTTAAGAAGTAAAAATAATAATCCCCTATAGCTTATCGGCTATAGGGGATTTGTTTTTAAAGCTTGATAACCAGAATATTATCTGCCAAGCAAGACACATGACAAAAATTCGATAGATTGGTATAAACTTCTTCTGGGATAGCTCCTCCGAAGAAGGAACAAAGTTCTGTATGATGATTCTGAATAAAACTCCTAAAAATATTAGGAATGATTTGATTATAATAGAATTCAGAAGCATGATGAAAACCGCGAATTTTTCTCATTCCAGTTTTCTTAATCTTAATAATGAATTGATACTGGATAGCATCATAGTCTATAGAAAGACTATCAATATTCGTAGATATATATCCAGTAAGCTCTTGAATACATTCATTTCTATTAAAGAAATTAGTAAAAAGTATGTATCTCATCTTATTTAGATTTGCAAGATTCGTATAATAATTATTATTATTGACAATCATGATTAATTAACCTCCTTCAGTGAAAATACTTTAAGTCATATTCCGCATTGTAATCTGTACGATTAATAATACTAGAATATTGATGCTTGTTATAAACCATATTCAGATATTTGACCCGTATTTCAACACGAGGCAACACCGAATAATATCTATGGATAGACCCATCTATAACCAGTGTGTCGTCTAACCAGACATTAGCATTAAACATATCGCTATATTTTTTGCCTAAATTGTCCCAGTCTGGTTTAGATATGGGTCTATGTAATCCAATTTCTGCAAGTATAGTATCTTCTTTATTATAATAAGAAGGGGTCTTCAGAAATGCGTGAATGTCTATAATACACGGAGTGCATATCATAGAATCTAAAGCGTCAAATTCTTCCTGACTCATTAACCGTTTCATAAACATATTGTCTTCTTTACCAGTTAATGAATATACATGAACAAAATTTGGATTGGACATTGCCATATTCGACAGATTGGAGCGATTTACTAATCGAAATCGTGGACGCGGAGATCCTTCTGGGACTTCAAATAATATAATCTCTGTACTGAAATAATTCAAACTATCCATCATCATGTCTCTTTTATGCAATATTTCAAATGCTTGGCTTTCAGTTATCTTATATTTATCATACAGCCATTCGAGACGTTCCTTATAGTCTATAGGAATATCTCCGAATTTATTTACATAATCTGTATGTTTTTGGCTTCGATTTTTTCTTTTCATTCATCTTCACCAACTTTTATAAGATTTTGAGGATACAGGAATAACCCTGTATCCTCATTGATATGTTTCGGGATGTATAGAATTTTACACTTAATCCCCTCTATAGATACCCATAACCAAATTTTGAACCTTTTCCTGAATTCCTCCCCATATATCAATTTGGAAGAAGTCTTGAAGTCTACTAGAGACATTCAATGTATACCACATATCAATCATACGAGTAATTTCAGGTTTATATATATTAATACCGCAAAGGTTAGCCAAATAATCCATTAATGCAGTATTATTTAAGGTATCATACTTCCATGAAGTAGAATTTGTTGCAGTAACGGACATTGCAGAATAAAGATCCTTGATAGAAATATCTACTTCGATAGACGTAGGAATTCCATCAGGAGTCCATTGACATTCGGCACCTTTATTTACACTCATACTTGTAATAATTCCCATATCTACATTAAAGAATCCTTTATAGATAGCTCTAACTAGGAATGGGTTTGTATATCCATTTGGATTTGCCTCAACCGTCTGAGGTGCTACAAGTGCAAGTAGATGTAATAGGGGTACTATTACATTAAGATAGACACTAAGTTTTGAAGGGTCTGGAGCTATAAACTTAAATTTACAGCTATATTCTCTAGAGAAAGAGGAATCAGACCATATTTCTGGGAAAGTAAGTTTACCACCACTAGCAACTGTAACAAGATGATTGGAAAGATTGCTAAGGAAGTTTCCTTTTCCAAGAAGCTTATTTACAGTATCGGTTACATTTTCGATATTAGATGCGACATCAGCATCATTGAGAGCATTCAGATTAATAGCAGATGAACCATATCCAAGAAGGAAATTAATCTCTCTACCCATATCAGATACCTGATTAATTGTTCCAGCTATCATAGACTGTGTTGTGCTATTACTATAACTTTCACTTACAGAAGTATCTGTATCCATATAAAAAGGTATAGAAGTATATGTACCAAAATCAGCAATAGATTTCAAACCAGTTTTTGTATATGTTTCCCAGTTCATATTTCTAATTTTTGTGCCATTAAGATAGACATCTCCAATACCTAGAAAAATTGCAGCAGCTCTGCACATTGGGTTGACAAATTTATAATAGCGTTTAGGATTATATTCAAAAGTATAATAACGCCCAGCTCCTTTAAGCAAATCATCAATACTCCCGGTCTGATTTCCGGCACCAGCATTGATCAATTTACTAAGAATATTTTTCTTAGAACTTTCAGAATATTTACTCATGAAATTCGCTTTTCCTGGGGCTATGAAGAGTAATGGTATTCGCTCAATAATTCTTTCTCCATATTCATAACCAATGTTTTCTGTAGAGCTTGAACCATCGAGACGTGGGTCAGTGTTTGGAAGAAATTGATAGGGCAGACCAAAAACACCGGCCACATGCTTAATCTTTACAAATTCAGAGTTATTTATATTAGTATTTTGGCTTGCAAGAATATCTGAAGTAGAAGGAAGATATCCGCTACTTTCATCAGCAGATCCTCCAGAAGAAGCAGCTCGCATCATTATTCTTGGCGCACCCATTTCCATATAAGTCTCTTCAGCAGTATATGCTAAAGACCATCCTTCTGAATGCTTGATCCATAAAGATCCATCAATTTCTTTTGATTCTTGTTCAATAATAACTTTTCCTTGGGATAGAGCTCCTCTAACTAAAGAAGTCTCACTATACCCAGATCTTATATAAATAGAAGAAGATGTTACAGTCCAAGTTGAATTCTTAGCCATTTACTGTTACCTCCTATTCAATATTTTCTATTCAATTAATATATAGTTGGAAGGGTCTAAAATGACCCTTCCAACCTTCATTTTAGTTATTCTTTAGCGATTGCAGCCATTGCTGTGAGGATATATTCATTATCCGAGCCATTCAGCATCTTAGAGACGCTTCCAGCATCGCCGCCGCCTTTCTTTATAAGATCAGCAAGAGCTCTTTCAGTTCTAGCCTTTCCTTGATTAGCAGCTTTATTCACCTCTTCAGGATCAATATCGATATTGAACTTGCTAGATAAGATATCAAGTATCTTAACAAGCAGAGCACTATTATCAGAAATATTCATAAGAAGAGTTACAATTGTCTGCAAGAATGTCGCATAATCAACAGTCTTAGCCATAGCATTAGCTCTACCAGCCGATGTCATAATCCTGCTTGTTCTAGCATCCTCTGTCTCATAAGAATTCAGAGCATCTCTAGCACGTCCAGCATTCTTCTTAAAGTCAGCATTATGAGCCGATCCATGATAAGTATCGTAGATTGTAGCAGCATAACCCTTAGGAGTCTCATAATCAAGCGATTCATCAGTTTTATCATCCATATGATACTGCTTAAGATATGCATCAGAAGCAGCAGCATGATCAGTAGAACCACGAAGTGCAGAATATAGACTAGATCTTTCGGATTTCATGTTATCGACAAGGAACTTCATCTGAGCATCAAGATCTCCGATAGAAGCACCCTTCTTAACAGTAGCATCATAGAGCTTACGTTTTCTATTTGCTGAATGCCACATTGTCATACCATAGCCAGAACCATCAGTAGCAAACTGCTCCCTAGTCTTCTGACCTCTGTCGACCATGTAAGTATAACCAACGTCAGTACCAAGATCTTCTTCCTTAGAATCTTCAAGGTTTGCAGTCTTAAACTTGGAGCTATTATAGATATTACCCATAATACCAGCAGCACCATGTTCAGAGAAACCTTTAGATCTCAAATACTTCCAAAGTTTTGCAGCGATTTCAGGGTTTTCAAACTCTGCTTCGCTTGTCGATCCAGAGATAGCATTATATGCATCTTCTCCAAACATCGACTTTACAAGAGAACTGGTAAGAGAACCGAAACTAGACATAAGAGCATTGAAGCTCGTCTTTCTTCCTTCTTCTTCACCGTTTTCCCCATCACCTAATCCATAGCGTCCACGGCCCTTACCGCTAACAATGGTAGAAGTCATCATAGAATTCAATACCTTATCTTTCTTGTAAACAAGAGAGCTCTGAGGCATATCAGGATCCTCGACAACAATATTACCATTCGCATCAAGACCAATAGCAGTTACGAAATGAGGAGTAGTTCCAAATGTTGCACCATGTTTGTTAGTCTTATCCTGTCCAAGCATAATTACCTGCTGTCCATTCTTAAGAGCTTCCATTATAGCGCCTCTATTTGTCGTATTCGTAGCATCAATATTCTGAGAATTCAAGAAGGATTTAAAGTAACCTATATCGGTACCTCCTCCAGGAATTGTCATACCTTTGTCTTCAGCATAATCTGCAGCTTTTCTTACAGACATAGAGCCTGCGCCACGAAGACGATTAATAGCATTTGTAGCGGCTACAGGACCACATCCAGCTTTACCTATTGTACTGTCGCCATAAGGCATTCCAGCAAGTTCAGGTCCAGACTGATATTTATGCCCTAAGCCATAATGGGCACGCATTTTTGCAGCATCATCAGATGCATTAGAAGAAAACCAACCTTTTACGGTATCCCAAGCACTACTAAATGCTCCAGATATTTTATCCCATGCACCACTAATACCACTTTTAATCTTTTCTCCAAGATTTGATGCGGCTTCTGTAATTCCACTAGTAAGATCTTTGAAAGTGAATCCATCTTTTACCTTTTGGATTGCTGTTGTGATTCCTTCTTTAATCTTTCCAATAGCCTGTATAACAAGAGTTACAGGTGTCATAAGAACTTTACCGATATTAAATATTACATTAGCAATTGTATCACAAGTACTATTGCCTGTAGATTCAACTTTACTCGGAAGCTCTTCTCCCGCCCAAGCCTTAGTAAATAAAGTGCCAAATGCAGATCCGACTTTAGGGAATATTAGTTTAGATCCATCGATGAATCCCTTAACTGTATCGACTACACGTCCAACAGCATAGGTTAACGTACGAGGAACAAACATAACCACCTTAACAACTCCAAATATTACGTTCTGAATCTTATCGAGCAGATCAACTCCAGTTGTAGGTAGACTTTCATCAGATTCTTCACCCTTCCAAGCACTTGTAAACAAATTACCAGTTCCAGAAAGAATATTAGGAATAATCTTCTTAGCTCCATCTATAACTGTCTTAACAGCATCGACAACTCTTCCGACTGCATAAGTTAGAGTTCTAGGAATAAATGTGATTACCTTAACTACACCAAAGATACCATTCTGGATTTTATCGAGCAAATCTGTACCAGTGCTAGGTAGAGTGCGATCATTATCTTCACCTTTCCATGCATCTTTGAACAAGTTACCCGTTCCAGTAGCGATATTAGGAATAATCTTTTTAGATCCATCAATTACCGCTTTAACAGCATCTACTACACGACCAACCGCATAAGTCAAGGTTCTAGGAACGAAGGTCATAACCTTAACAACTCCAAAGATACCACCCTGAATCTTATCAAGAAGCTCATTTCCTGTACTAGGAAGCTCGCTATTATTCTCTTGACCCTTCCAAGCATCTACAAATAGCTGCCCAGTACCCTTAGCAACGTTGGGTATAATGAGTTTAGCTGCATTGATAACAGACTTAACAGCATCTACAACTCTACCTACAGCATAGGTTAAAGTTCTAGGTACGAATGTCATCACCTTAACTACCCCAAAGATACCGCCTTGAATTTTGTCAAGCAACTCATTTCCTGTACTAGGAAGCTCGCTATTATTCTCTTGACCCTTCCAAGCCGAAACAAATAAGTCTCCAGTACCTTTTGCAATATTAGGTATAATAAGCTTAGCAGCATTAATTACGGATTTGACTGCATCTACTACACGACCAACCGCATAGGTTAACGTACGAGGAACAAACGTGACAACTTTGACAATGCCAAATACCACATTTTGAATCTTATCGAGCAGATCATTTCCTGTAGAAGGCAATGTAGAATTATTATCTTCACCCTTCCATGCACTTACAAACAAATTCTTTGTACCAGTTGCTACATTAGGAATAATTTTCTTAGCAGCATCGATAACTGCTTTTACTCCATCTACAACCCTTCCAACTGCATAAGTTAGAGTTCTAGGTACAAATGTTACGACCTTTACAATACCAAAGACAACATTCTGAATCTTATCCAGAAGATCATTTCCAGTACTTTCAAGCTCACCGCCATTATCCTCACCCTTCCAAGCATCCTTGAACAATTGTCCAGTACCCTTGGCTACATTAGGAACTATGACTTTAGCAGCATTGATAACTGCTTTAACACCATCTACTACACGACCTACAGCATAAGTTAGAGTTCTAGGTACAAATGTTACAACTTTAACTATACCGAATACTACATTCTGAATCTTATCCAGAAGATCATTATCGGTCGATTTAAGTTGAACATCAGCATCTTCACCCTTCCAAGCAGCTGCAAATAGTTGTCCTGTACCAGAGGCAATATTAGGAACGATTTCCTTAGCAACGTCAATAACTTTCTTGACTCCTCTTACTACACTGCCGATAGCAAATGCACCGAACTGTACAGGAAGCGTAACGATCTTTCCGACAGTAAGTATAGCTTCAGAAACCTTATCAAGCATATCGTTGCCAGTAGGCTTAATTTGTCCTTGACAGAATTCTCCATTCCAAGCTTTCTTAAGAGTATCAGCCATTCCCTGGCCAACGTTAGGTAATACATTCTTTGCAGCATCTATTACCTTCTTAACAGCTCCAACAACCTTACCAATTAGGAATGCACCAAATTGTACAGGAAGCGTAACGATCTTTCCGACAAAGAGAATTGCATTAGAAACTTTATCGAGCATTTCATTTCCGGTAGATTTAATCTGACCCTTACAGAATTCGCCCTTCCAAGCTCCCTTAAATGTATCTGCCATTCCTTGACCAACAGCAGGTATTACCTGTTTAGCAGCATCAAAGAGTTTGACGAATACATCTTTAATTTTACCTACGAGAGAAGTTATAAGGATTACAGGAGTATAGAATACTTTTCCGATTCCAAGTATAATATTCGCAATCTTAGAGGTTACAGGGGATTCCTTGTTTTCCTCTACAGAATATTTATATGCTCCCTTAAGATCTCCCTTCCATGCAAAGGATAGAACTTTTCCGATTCCTTTTCCAATGGCAGAGAAAGTATCTTTGAATCCATCAAAGAGTTTGCCAAATGTGCTGCCAACGTTAGAGAAGAAGCTTGTTACGCCCTCCCAAACATTGCTAGCCTTTTCTTTAGCCCATTCCCATGCAGTAGAAGCACCGGATTTTATTCCAGACCATGCTTTTCCTGCTGTATCTTTGATCCAAGTTCCGGCTTTGCCAAGAGCACCCTTAACAGCTTTCTTAGCTTTAAACCACCACTTGTCTTTGTTATTAAAGTCTTCAAGGTTAGTATACGTATCATCAGGATGAGCTTCATTCCAAGCATCCATGATATCATCTGCACGCTCTCTTGCTGCCATAAGCTCGTCAGCACTAAGACCAAAGAGCGGGAACAAGAATTCGACAATAATATCAACTAGAGTCTCTGTAGGAACTAGTCCAAAGGTTAAGTTGGTAGTTATAAGATGTAACAAACCACAAAGAACCTTATGGCCAAATCCAACCTTAAAAGATTCATCTCCTTTAGCAACGCCAAGAATTGTATCAGCATTGTTATAACCCCATAAGAAGTCTGCTACATAAAGAGCTATATTCAAATAAGGAATACACTTAGCTAATTTACCAGCAAGCTTACCAACACCAGATTTACCAATCTTTGTAGCAACTTTACCAATCTTATCAGCAATTGCACTAAGAGCTTTCTTAATAACTCCATCATCAGTACCGGCCTTCTTACAAGCCTTCTTAATGAATCCGATAATTTTACTATTGCCAGCAATTTCAGTAAAGAAATTCTTAATCTTAGCAATAATCTTAGGGCCATGCTTAGCTACATCATCTGCATTCTTAACGACCTTTTCAGCAGTTTCTTCAACTACTTCTTTGGCCACCTTAGAACCAGTTTTCGTAGCTGCAGTTTCGGCAGCTTCTTTACCAGCTTTGCCGAATATTTTATCTTTAATCTTACTAAGAACACCTTTGCTCTTAGTTGCAGACTTAGCAGCGCCTTCTACAACGTCATCGGCATTCTTAGCCATAAATTTACCAACGTCATCGACATTAGATCCAAATGCTTTGGCAATATCATCGGCACTATATCCGGCCTTCTTGCCCATAGCTTTTGCAATATCATCAGCAGATGTTCCAAAAGCCTTAGCAACTTCATCAGCCGTATATACAGGAGTATTTGTCATCCAGCTATTTAATTTCTGACCAAGCTTATTCGATCCACCAAAGATCTTTCCAGACCATTTAGCGGCTTTGCCCATACCGCCAGTAACAACTTTAGCTGTACCTTTTCCAATACCCTTGCCGCTAATTTTACCAAGAGCTGTAAATATAGGATTCTTACGTCCAAGAAGTCCATGCAGGAATCCTCTACCGGCAACCTTAGCACCTTTACTTGCAAGACTATCGGTTGTATTCCAAGTATCATACTGATCTATTGCTATATTACCATTTTCATCATAATAAAGCTGATTAGTTGATTTCTTAGAACCGAGGAAACCATCCTCATACATTATATCCTGTCCAGACTTATTAAGCTTATTGCCATTTGCATCATAAGTTTCATCTGCTTTAGCATCATTTACGCCAAACAATGAGCCATAATTGATTTCAGCAGCCTTATTTGCAGTATATGCGGCAGAGCTCTTAGCTGTACTGAACATGTTTTTCACAGATCCTTTAGCATCTCCAAGAGCATTATACATAGCATTGGAATTTGCAACACCACCATTAAGCTCTTTAAGTGCATTACCCGTGTCAATTGTAGTATTCTTTTCTCTTACAATACCCTTATTAAGTACTGCAATTTTAATACCATTAATAACGCCCTTTACAAGACCAAGGAACATGCTAGGCAAGTTCTTGATTAGTATTGCTACAAGAGGAGTTACAATATTATCCATTGCAAGACCCCAACCGGCAATAATCTTAGGAACAACGTCATTTACAAGAATGCCAGAAATTCCACCCTTACCTTCATACCAATCTTTGATCTTGGTAAAGAATCCTCCGATCTTCTCAACAACACCACCAGTGCCTAAGAAGATTTGTTTCATCTTATCACCAAGGCCACCAAGAAGACCATTCTTTACAACGTTACCATCAGCATCTTTCTCTCCAAATAGGAAAGATTTTAATTTAGGCCATACGGATGTTTTAATCCATTCAGAACCCCATCCAAGAAGTGAAAGTCCTCCGGCTGCAAGAGCTATCTTGCCAGCAGTAGTTCCAAGACCACCAGTAAGGAAACTAAAGATACCCTTAATACCTTTACCAATGCCGCCAAAGATCTTTCCAAGGAAGCCACCTCCCTCTTCATCATCTTTGCCTTTCTTCTTCTTGCCGAATCCTAAGCCTTCGCCAATACGTTGAAGCCATGTTGCAGATTCTCTGGTATTGGCATCATTCTCATCCTCTTCAGCCTCTTCTTGCTCTGCAGCTTGTCTAGCTTCAGTAGCTTCCTTAGAGTCTTCATCATGATGAGGAATAAATTTAGAAGCAAAGCCTGTAACTGCTTGACCAACTTTACTGCCTTTTGCTTTATTAAGCATTCTCTGGACAAGAGTAGGCTTGGCAGATCCATCGACCCCAGCTGCTTCAGCAGCTATAACGTCTTGCTGTGCTTCTTCTTTCTCCGCTTTTTCTCCAGCAGCATCTGCAATCTTTGCAATTTCAGAAGATGCCGGTCCCTTAGGAGCTTCTATAGTGGCAGGAACTCCAGATTTTCCATCAGTTAATTGCGGAACACCCTTCTGCTGACCTTCTTCATTACCAGGAGGTGTAGTTTTTTCAGCCTCTCCAGTAGGATCAAGCTGAATCTTGATCAATTTGATGATTTCATCGATTTTGCTGTTAGCACTCTGGAATTGCTGAGAAACAACATCTGTCTGCTGCTTAGTAGCATCTAATATAGCTGCTTCAGCAGGATGCTCTTTCTTGAAAGCTTCATCTGCTGCAGCCGCAGCTGCTGCATCTGATTCTTTCTTTTTCTTTTCTTTTTCTGCAGCTTTGGTACGAAGAGCTATTTCTGCATCTACAGATCTCTTGACATCTCTAAGACCCTTCTTATCCTTAACCTTATGACCAAGAATTTTAGAGAGTCCCTTATTGCCTTTTTTAAGATCTGCATTAGCCTTCTTAAGCTCTGCATTTGCGCCTTCAGCAGCCTCTACTTTAGCCCCGAGACGCTGCTTAAGATCTGCTTTTTCTACAGGAGTGAGATTAGGCTCTGCATCAATAAGACGGTGCATCTCTTCAAGATCTCCGTCTGCTCCAGCGCGAGCAATCTTCTTTACATATTTAAACTTAGTGACATCATATCTTAATGTGCCATCAGGGTTTGTTTCGTTAAAGAATGCAGAGATTTCCCGACCAAGCGCACCTCTAGCTTCAACTACAGCTTTACTTGCAGTTTGACGACCTTCAAGAGTTCCGCCAGCTTGAGCAGACATTGCTTGAAGTTCTTCAAGAGAAGCATTTGCAAGATACTCGTCTTGTTTCTGCATCTTATCAGCACCACGTACTTTGGAAAAGTAGTTACGAACGCCATGCTTCTTTCTAAAGTCTAGACGCTCTTGTGCTGTCATATCTCTAGCTTTACCCTTATTGATTTGCCCCATTCTCATAGAATTGCCAATAGCACCAAGAGCTTTGAAAGGAGCTGCTACAGCAACTTTAGCAATCTTAAGAGGGAACTTCAAGATGTTGAAGAACAACTTAGTCATCGGTTTGAAGACTTTCTCCTGAAGGAAATCATGAATCGGGATTCCGAGATATTTTTCAGCAACACGATTAAATGCATCTTTAACCCCATCGCCGATAGAGGTTATCATATTCTTTAGACCTTGCTTAAAAGGCTCCCAGAAATTCTTAAGAGGCTCAAGAAGATGCTTCTTAGCATATCCTTTAAATCCTTCAAGAATCTCATTAATCTTTTCTTTAGCAGGTTCAAGAATACCTCTCTTCATTGCACCAACAAGGCTACCCTTCTTAGGATCGTCAGGATCACCAAATACAAACTTATGAAAAGCAGAAGTACTAGAAAGCAATCCAACTCCAGCACCCATAATTGCATTACCAAGAAGACCAAAGGGCCCCATAAGAATACCAGCACCAGCACCAATAAGCATACTAGGAGCTGCTTTCTTAAGGTGTTTCTTAAACTTATCAAAGGATTCTTTCTTTAAGAATCCACCCTTACCATCCTTGTCACCGAATACAAATTCTTTAAACTTTTCATTATTCTTTAAGAATCCGATAGAAGAACCGATAATAGCACCGCCAAGAGGTCCAAGAGGAGTCACAAGACCCAATAGACCACCAGCTATACCAAGATCTGTCATATCTTTACCAGATTTCTTAAACATATCCACAAGACCCTTAGGCATCAGGCCCTTCTTATAAGTACCATCTTCCATCTCTTTACCAAAGAGAGCAGTCTTGAGAGTATCAGAACTTTCGATAATAGAAATACCAGCACCTGCCATAGCACCAAGTAGAGGGTTGAATCCGGTCAAAAGACCAGCAGCTCCACCAAGAATACCACTTGCGGCAGTTCTAGCACCTTTACCTTTATTCTCTTCCATGATCTTACGAAGGTTTGCCTTCATTTGATCAGTATTTACAGTACCTTTAGCATTTAATCCAATAGCATTGATTATTCTTCTACGATCTCTTCTCTCAAGAGCCTCCATAGCCTGCTGCTCTCTAGGATCGAAAGAAGCAGGAATAATCATTTCGCCAGGAGATACCATGGTAAGACCACGCTTGGTTGCATAAGTTCCGCGAGCATTAGTATCAACAACATCTTCTCCAGATTTAGCTGCTTCAACAACTTCTCCTGTAGGAACTACTTCACCCTTTTTCATACGGGTCTTTACAGTATCATAAGCTCTGCCAAATGTATTTCCAACTCCTTCTTTGAAACGACCAAAACCTTTCTTTGCCATTCCGAATACCTGATCTTTAACAGGCTTTCCGTACTTTTCCCAAAGAGGCTTAATCTTTTCTTTGAAGAAATCAGATATAGTATTTTTAACGTTCTTAAATTGCTCTTTAAACCAGTTTCCGATATCAGCAAAGGTATCTTTAACCTTCATAGTGATATACTGGAATACGCTCTCGACTTTGTTTCCATCTTTATCCTTAAGATCAAGAGTGCCAAACATCATCTTGAACATGCTTTCATCAGCTTTATTAATAAGCTTAGTGACATAGTTTAAAGGCTTGGAGACAATATCGGCAGCGCCGCCAAGCATCTTACCGAAAAGTTTGCCTATAGGAGAGTTGCCCATCTTGTCGCGAACCCAGTCACCTAGACCTTTTTTCTTAGTACCAGATGCAGCCCTAGCTGCTTCATCAGCCTTAAGACTCTCCCAAACATCATCCCCTAATGGGCCATCATCATCTGAGGCCGGGTCAGGGTCGCCGCCAGAATCATCTGAACTTTCAGATCCGCTTCTGCGACTTCCTCCTTCTCTATGAGATGACGGTGTTCTAGTATTGGCATAACATCTATTTTTATTCTTCTTATTATGCTTAAGAGTAATAGCATTAAGAATTTCTCTAAGATAATGGAACACATTGTGTCCTTGTTCATCTTTACTAAGAGATAGCCATCCAGAACCTTTTGCAAGACCAGTATAATCAACACGTTTGCCTTTACCAGAAGGATCCATTTCAAAAGCTCCATTATAGAGCTGACGGCTAATACCACCATTGGCTTCTTCGGCAAGACGAGCATTTGATACACGCTGTCTAGCATCCATATTTGATTTAGCAATATCGCGAACAGTAGTTCTGCTCATACGTCCATATGCTAAATCGAAATCTCTTTTACTCTTGAATCCATAATGTTTCCAAGCATCAGGATCATTAGGTCTGAAATCTCCACCATCTTTATAAATCTGCATAATCATTCTATCAACAGATTTGGACATGGATCTCGCCTGTCCTTCGTTTATAGCTTTTAGCTGATCAATAAGAGGTTGAATATCAGACTTAATACTACTATTTGCATTTGCAATAGCAGAAGTTTCTACGGCATCATATTCCTTAGCGATTCTTCTAGCACCTTTCCAAGTACCACCTTGATAATCATAGTAACGTTCATCATTACCTGTCAATGCGGCTTCGATTCTAGCAAGATAACCAGGAATGGTTTCAATGATAGCTTGACGAGTAATACCGTCAAAGGGGACAGCATCCTTCTTATACTTTGAAGGATCAATATTATCTTTCTTAGCAATATCAATACCAAAAATAGATGCTACGATATCCCAAAGTCCTCCGCTAACATCATTTTTCTTAGTATTCATTCTTGCAACGAACTGCGAGAACATGCTCGTCAGCCCCTTATCAAAAGATTTTAAAGACTTCTTAAAGTCTTTAGACATGATATTATCAATCATAAATGAAGTGAAGATCTTCATTGGAGCTGCTGCGAAAGCCATGAAGGGGTTACCTCCACCGAGATCGAAACCTCCAATGCCGTATTCACTCATAAGATTGCCAATATTGCCTTTTACATTCTTAAAATATCCGGCAATATCAATTCCTCCACCAGCAGTGAAGGACTGATCAAGCTTGCTAGGCTTAGCAGCTTCCTGCTGTGCCTTATACAGATTTCTCTGCATTTCAAGCATTTCTTTCATCATACCCTGAGTCTCTTCAAGAGATCTAAGGCTAGCCTCATAGTATTTTCTGGAGTTCTCCATATGGGAAACAAGAGGACCATTGAGGAACTTATTTACAGAATCTACTGCGGTGTAAACACTTCCCATACTAGAAGAAATGATAGAAGCGCTTCTATCCATTTGAGCCATCATGAGTTGTGTTGAAGCCTCATTAGACTGAGTAACCAGTCTAACACCTTTTGCGACAGTGGAATTAGTTGACATGGCAGCGGCCCCAATAGACTGATCAAGTCTATCGGACATAGCATTTGTTGAAGCGATAGTTGCTTTGGTACCATCATCTACGCTTTCATTATCCCAAGAAAAATCAAGATCATCATCACCGAAGCCTTCATCAAGACCAAGGACCTGATCACTGTAGTCTCTTTCATTATAGAATTTACCACTCTTCAGGTCTTCGCCAAGATTTCTTGCGCCGACTTTAATAGCTTGATAGAGATTACTCTGCTTAATGCTCTTGGCAGCATTTCTAGCAGTCTGGCGATAATTCTTAGCACCAGAATAAGATTCTCTGAAAATATCATTATTTGTTTCAATAAAGTCTTTAATACCAGATGTATTTTCGGACACAGCGTCGATTGTGGCAAAGGCTAGCGACTTTCCCACATTAGCGACATATCTAGTTACTTTAGGTAATTTTAATTTGGCGGCCATACCAATCATTCCTCCTTTCTTTTGAGGATTTTAATACTATGTTCACAGTATAAAAGTTGGCTAAGATAATCTAATTCGACCAAATTCAATGCAATTAGAACATTTTAAAATACAAAAATAGACGTAGAAGTGTAAGAACTTCTACGTCTAAAATTTATTATTTTTGAAGAAATTTTATCATTCCATATCTTCCAAAGGAGTCCATGGAATACCCATAATTTCTTTTACCTGACGATCCAATTCTATCATACATTTATTTATAGCTCCAGATGTCCATACGGAAGTAACCATACGAGCATTGAATGATCTAGCTGCATATAGAGCATGGATCTTCTCATCAGGTCTATACTCAGAGAACGGCTCATATCCTTTAGGGAAGATGTTTTTAACAACGCCTTTATTTGCCGACTGAGCAACTGTCTTATCTCCAACGGAAAGTTTATCAAAATATTTAATATAGAATACAATTTTTATTCCATCATTATTATTCTTCATAATTCCTGTTGGAGCCATCTTATAGTCAGGATCAAGAAGATTTTCTCCAGGCATATTATGCTTCTTATAAAGTTTTCTAGTCTCTTGAATCTTCTTTTCATAACTTGTAACAAGAGCTTTCAGACTATCAGACATTTCGTCAATTTCGCAAGTACGATAAATCTTAATATCCTGAATTACTCCAGTATATTTACTCTTAAGACGAATTCTTCCCAAATCCGATACATATTCTGGATCTGTGATATTCTTTAAGAGCATATTTGCATCTTTCTCATCGAAAGAATTTTGGAATATAAGTAAAGGATCGCCCTCCTGCACAGACTGCCCAACTTTAACAATCTGATACAAGTTAGTTTCCTTAGAAAGATCAACATCTTTTTCTACAACTACATCGGTAGCCATTGCTTCAGACAGCCAATCAGATACAGATGTAGAGTCTTCAAAACCTTCATCGGTATTCATAATTGCTACCTTAGCCAAAACTCCCAAGTTGTATGCAAGATTATCTGTCTCTCCATTCTTATTGGAGAACGAGGTTCTATCATATGCTATAATATCACCTTTCTTAAATTTAGATCCAACTTTAAGATCTGTATCCAATTTAAGAGTAATATAGAAACCGCCATCAGAGTTCTTCTTGACTTCTTCTTTGAGATCAACATACTCAGATGTAAAAGCTTGGCCCTCTTGGTTGTATACAGGTTTCTTATATGATACAATCATATGACTATTATCAATTATTTCTATAACTTCTCCATCTTCTTTTGCTTTAAATGCAAAAGTATCAGATGCTATATGTGCCATGGCTTCATCCGCACCATTGGTAATAAGAAGAGGCATAGATTTTTGAGTTCTCATAGAGTGTTTAGATGTCTGAATAAATGTCATCGCAGAACGGAACGGGTCATCTCTTGTTGTTCCGAAAGGAGTAACAGCTTCAGTCATACTAAACGTCTTAGTTACAGACATATCATCAGGATTGGTGGATTTGATATATCCACGGGTTCCTTCAATGTCCATATCTACGGTTGTCTGCCTGTTGATACCAACGTTGGCAGCAAATCCAGTAGACAATGCAAGTTTATTAATCATTGAATCATCATATGTACGTTTATCGAGACCATATGATCTATCAGAGTTCATACCAGAAAGGCCTTTAAACGATACGGAATTAGATGCTTCAATTTCAAGAAGCGGGTTAAGGATAGACAAATCAGAGGACATTGGGTCTTCCATAATACCATCGATAACAGCACTTCTCTTTATAGAAATACCAACTTTCCTACCACGCTTAACCTGAGCTTTGTACTCTACATATGCTCTAGCAAGAGCTTTGTAAACATATCCAGCTACAATCTCTGTAGTTCTATAGCGGTTACCAGAAATATCAGTATGACGATTATATTTATTATCTGCAAGAAGATTATTTGCATAAATGAGCATTTCAAAATAATCTGAAGGAATTCCACAATACTCACAAACTTCTGCAGTAATAGGATCTACGAATAGATCGACGAAGTTATCGAGACCATCGGATAGGATTCTTCCCCCAAAATCATCAAGGAAGTCTAGCCACATGGCTCTCGAATCTACATCTGCAATAGAATAATTTTCTGTCGGGCATTCTGCAAGACCATTAAAGAGCATGGAAGTTGCATAATTAATAGGATAAACAAATAAACCATCAGAAAATTTAATTGCTGCCTCTTTATCGGGGTCGTATTTGGTTCTCTTATCATCATAAAATTTAGCATTAGTATCACACATTATCTTGGCAATTTTATGCAAACCAAGAGAATATCCTAAAAGCACAATAAGAGGAATTTTATTCGCAAGAATACTTGCCTCGGAATAATTGAGTCTAGATGCTGGTTTAATACTATTATAGAGTGATCTAAAGTCCTCAGAAACAAAACCAAGTTCTTTTGCTATTACGTATGATAATAATCCTTGATTATTATCAGCATAATAGCATACCGATTCATCTGCTTTATTAATAGCATATGGAATGCCATTCTTCTTTTCAATTTTATAATGAGTATAATACTCATCTTGATTAAAGAAATAGGTCTTTTCTTTTGTTTCAATCCTATTAACTTCAGAAGCCAAATCTATATAATCAACAGGAAGTTCGTATTTAGAGCAAATAGCTTTATTATCACCAAAATATACTTTAATTGCAGCATTATTTTCATGCTTTCTTAAAGCTTTTAGAAGCTTATCCACAGATGGATATGATCTTCCTTGTAAGCCATGACGGCGAATAAATATTTTGTTATAGTTACTTACGCACTGTACAGTGTCTTCATCTGTTTTAAGACAAGGAAGTAAAAGAAGCTGTCCAGACATAACCTTTTCATTTCCACGAAGTCTCATGAAACGATTATTTTTAAATTTCGGCACATCAAATACAAGTGTAGATCTCTTACCAAAACCATCTTCAACAGTCACAGTATAAGTTTCAATATAGTCCATATTAGTAGAAGTATCTTCCACCTTAGTTTCGACTACATTAATAGGATAGCTTGTTTTCGAAAGATGATAAAGAGCAGCATAAATATCTGCACTAATATTATACTGATTATTGAAGCTAAGAAACTTCATATCGTCCCATTCTTCATTAATCGAAGTCACCTTCAAATGCTTAGGCTCAAGCTTAACTGCTGGTTTTGAAATGAGCTGACGTATAGTCTTATCTCCAACAACTTTCTTATTTAAGAATTCATCATTGAGCTTGGACATTCTTTCAGTTCTAGCCGCATTAAATTTGGGCTTGCCATCATCTTCTTCATCAAGTTCAGCAATAAGAGATTTAATATACTCATCAGAATTTAATTTCTCCCATGCTTCTTCTTCAGTTTCTGAAGATTCAGACGCTGCATTAATAGCATCAATAAGATCCTGTTTCTTTGCCTTGGTTTCTTCCTTATCTGCCTCTTTCGTATCCGTAACAACATCTTTAACTGGAGATTTATTTTCATTATCATCCTTCGATTCGGAAGAAAATCTCTTAACAGTTGGAGTTGCATTCATTATAAGAGTACTTATTAGCTCAGAAACAATCTTATATTCCGTTGCCTTATATTGATCTGCATAAAGTGCAAAACTTTCTTTATTTTCATTATAAAAAATAAAGATATAATCTGAAAATACTTTCTTAAATTCTGTAGGAGCTTTCTTTATATATCTACAAATAGCTCCGAGAGGAGTTTTAGATTCCTCAATAGCATTTTGATCTTTCCTATACCATTTCGATACAGGAATATAAATGATCTTTTCTCTATAACCTTCAAGTTTTTGGCAAAGGTTTTTTAGAGAATTCATATAAGCCTCATCTTCTTTATATTGAATAGAGGAAGTATCTATAATGGCATTTTTGCCATTAAGCTCTTTTATCGAATCAGTAGTATTCTTAATACCTTTCTTTTTCAAGGAATTAGCAATTACCTGATCCAATACTGCTTCATTATAGGAATACATGTATCTCTACCTCCTATCTAAATCACTTATTATTAAGTTCTGAGTACAAAAAAGAACAGGGAGTAAGGAAACCTTACTCCCTGAGTGTTTATGCAGTTTCATTTAGAAACCTAACACTTGAGAATATTTTGGATTCTTCATAAGCTTTCAATGGCCTTGAGATATAGATAAAATTATTTAAAGGTCCTAATTTAAGTCTCTTAGGCATTTTACTGCATCTATAATTAAATGCAGCATCCTCCAAATGTAATGACTTAAAAGGTTTATCATCATAGCATTCTGATTTCAATTCTGTATAATTTAGTAAACAAAATCCTAATATAATGCGACGATCTAACTCATCAGTTTCTCTTATAAGATACTTATGATCTAGTTTATCTATACTAACTCCTCCGCGTGGATGGAGAAGAATTCTTACCAAGCGTCCACTTGGAAGTCTGTAATAGATATTGGTATCTCTCATATTGAGAACTGATCCAACTTGCCTTGTTATATAAAGTGTGTAGTTTGGAACATTTTCAAGATCTTTAAAATCAGGTCTTACATTAGTTTCCATTCTAGCATAAGCTCTAGGGATATGAATAGCATAACTATACTTGCCTCCTTCCTCATCAATCCTTACATCTTTATAATCTTCATTGAAAGATCTACGTCTTTCATCACAATAAATAGACATGATATAAATTCCTCCTTATGGAAAATAAATAGAGAAAACTTTTAAAGCTTTCTCTTCAAATTTATAATATATAACCATAATGAAGAACCTTACATTTGCCTACGATACTGGCGGTAAAGAATTATAGACTTTTACATCATCTGAAACTATATTATAAGCTGTTAATTTCTCATGAGCTAAAATAGTTGATTGTACATACTGCCTGTTGAAATGGCGGTATGTACAATATATTTTTGTGATAAAGGGGTGATTATAATGATAGAACCGATGAATCCTTTATATGAAACATTAAAACTAGAAATAAAGCGGTATGAGATTCAAGAGCAGCTAGCATTTGACGAAGTATTACAAGAATTAAGAAGAGATCGAGTAATTAATATCTACAACACAACTTCATCAGATAATAAATACACTGGAAATGTATTCTTATCTAAAAACTGTGGCGAGTTTATGGTAACTGAGTATTTTAATTATGACAAAATAGCTGTTATATTTTTAAATAGCGGTTATCGAATGCTTGCTAGAGCAAATAATATTAATAAAGGCGAACTTAAAGATCCATATGCTAAATCTATCTTAGGAATAGGTTGTATTGGCGTTGGACCTTATAGGGTCGATGGAAATCCATTTGAAAGAATGGTATACTCTAGATGGCGAGGAATCTTAGATAGATGCTATGTAAAGAGAGAAAGACACAAAAGTGTACACCCAGAATGGTGGAACTTTCAGTACTTTGCTGCTTGGTTTACAGCATCTTTTTATTCGGTACCTTACAATTCTATGTATGATATGGTTGTCGATAAAGACGTCCTTTGCCCAGGAAATGAGGAATACGGTCCTTATAAATGTCTTATACTTCCGAACTTTATAAATGCAAAAGTTCAAGTAAAAGACTTTGAAAAAGACCGCATTGAAGCTCTTATGAGTGGGCAGATGTCACAATTCGAAATTTTAAAACTTTTTAAGTATAAAGAGGCTAAAGAGAGTCGAATACGATCGCTAGCTGATGAAAATCGAAATATTTTACCGCCACATGTATTTTTGGCAATAAAGAACTATCGACTGTTCTAAGAGGGATTTACCGTCCCTCATTTACATATTTAAAGGTAGTAAAAGCGTTAATTATAATTCAAAAACGTGAAAACTATTTAATAATTCCAATAAAGGAGGAATTTAAATATGATTAAAATTCGTAACACCCCCCCCCCATGTCAAGTGATTCGAAAACTTCTCACGGGGCTTTTTAACAGCGTTAAAAGGGTATTGATTGTACGGAGGGAGGTGCTCTGTAATGGGTGAAGCTTTAATGTCCCGTTATGGTGGAGGTTCATCTTCCTCGGACGAAAAGATTATTGCGCAAGTTAATGTAACTACTGCAGCTCATGCAACCATTACATGCGCAGGATGCGGAACTGTTCTTCAGAGAACTCCCGCAGATGGTACGTCCACTTTCTGGCTTGAAGCCGGCGATTGGGTTATTTCTAGTACCGCTTCTGGATCTAGAAATATTACTATTACGGCAGCAGAAGTGATCGACGTCAATCTTACTCAGGTTACCTATGGTATTAGTATCGATATGAGTAATACAGATCCTGAATCTGCAGTTACATACATCGATGATGCTGTAGGTCTTAATCCTCTTTCGGTAAATCTCGAAACCGGTGAATGTAACTATGGCGACTGGGAAGAGATTATTACCGGCGGATGGGGAGTAAAGCCCTGTCTATATAAAGATGGTGCCAGATCTGTTTATCTTAATCCTAATAATTATAGCAAGACAGTTACTGGTGCCGATGCCGACATTACTTCTGGCGCTGCTGGAGATGTAATGGTCGAATTTAAGAAGACTTGGTATAAGTATTCTAAGTCTGGAAATATTCTAACATTCCAGGTTGCTAACTATGACAGATCTGCAGACGGATTTGTAACTTCTGCATTTAAGACCATGGATGGCAGCGATGGAGTTGCAGGAACTGTTCGCGATTATATGTATTTCGGTGCATATGAAGCGTATGGCGATGCGGAAAATAATAAGGCTCGTAGCTTGAGCGGTAAGAGTGTAAGTAATGGTGAAAACTATTGGACTTATCAGAACTATCGCACAAATTGCAAAGCTATGGGTGCTAAATATGGCATGGAAGACTGGTGTAAGAGATATTATATTCTTGGTCTTCTCATGCTTGTTACCAAAACTCGTGAATGCCAGGCGGCAGTTGGTTATGGTAATATTAGCGTAGGCACTGGTACATCTGGATTGATTAATGCCGGTACTATGGACACCAAGGGTCTCTTCTTTGGTGGTAAGAATAAGGGTACTGGAGTTAAATGCTTCGGTATCGAAAATATGTGGGGTAATACTTATTCTTGGTGTGATGGCATTCAGATTGAGTCTGAATCATCTATTTTGATTAAGGATTGCCCGCCTTATAAAGATGCATATGACGGTGAAGATACAAGTTCGTATACTTCTGTTGGTCATTCTTTGCCTGTATGGGAATCTCTGTATCCTACAGAAATGTCTCCTGTACTTGGGGGAGCGGCTATTTTTGCATCTGTTGGTCAGTCTGATTCTACAATTGGTTGGCCAGATTATCTTTGCGTCGGCGGCGACTCCGGCTGTGTTGCCTATGTCGGTGGTGGCTACTGGGGTAACCTGGCGAATGCTGGTCCCTTCTGCGCCGTCGTCGACTACAATCCCTACGACAGCATCGACGGTTATGTCGGGCGCCTTGTTGCGGCCTAACCCCTCGAGTTGAGGGTCGTAGGGGGCCGCGGCCCCCTACACTCAGTCCCATTACACTAAAGCGAAGCGGCAGCGGAGCGAGTGTAATGGGACTTCTTTTTTTTTGTAACTTATTAATCATGCAACTATTCATTGATGGGAGGTGATATAATATGCATAATATGGCATTAAATAGAAATATCATAACCATGAAAAATTTTGAAAATTTATATAAAAAGACATCTATTAAGCAGGATTTAAAAATTACATCAAATAACTTTTTTAATAAGTTTTGCTATATAATTTCTTCTTCCATTAGTCGACTTCTGAGATTGACTTGCAATTGGGCGTTGAAATTGCAAAACCAAGGTAATTCGGTGGAAATTCTTCGGAGGGATTTTTGGATCTTTACGTCAACGACAACTCCGGCTATGTTGCCAATGTCGGTGGTAGCTACAGGAATAACCTGGCGAATGCTGGTCCCTTCTACGCCAACATCAACAACAATCCCAACAACAACAACGACAATTATGTCGGGCGCCTTGTTGCGGCCTAGCCCTGCACAGGACAATAGTTCGAGACACTTATCTCGGATAAGTGATACTATTGCGGTAGATGCCGAATCTATTGCTTCCTTTATATACGGTTTCTTTAGCTTCATCCCTAAGTATCGTATGCATAATAAAGTTAGTAAATAGATTTCTAGCACCGAAAATTCCTTGCTGATTAAATTCAGTAAAATTTGCCCGTCTCGAAATGAGTTAGTAGATCAGAAATGATTCGAAACCCCGTTAGGGCTGTGCGTTGGGTTAAGGTAAGTTAATCATACAGTTGCAGTCATCGAATTTATTTGACGTATATGGAGTAATCCTGAGATAGCAAATAATTATGAAAGGAGATGTTCTTTTAAGTGAAGCGTGTTGGAAATCTATACGAGACTATGCTATCGTATCCAAGAATGCTAGAAGCGTTTCAAGGTGTTATGCGTGATAAAAAGCATAAGAGCCTTCCTGGTTCTATGTCTTTTATGATTATGCAGAACAAAGATTTTTATATTGCTGAGGCTGGCAGAATTCTTGCCGAGCGCTCATTTAAACCCCGAAAACCTCGAGAAAGTTATCGTTCAGATAAAGGAAGCAATAAGATACGATTTATCCAGGCTCCTGCTATATTTCCAGATCAATTTATACATTGGTCTCTTATATTGGCAATTCAGCCTGTTTTGATGAAAGGTATGGACCAGTGGTGCTGTGCCAGCATAAAAGGTCGAGGAACCTTTTATGCTAAAAATTTTATTGAAAAATGCCTAGATACAAGTAATGATAAACCTGGGCAAATTCCTACTAGAAAGAAATATAAATATTGTCTTAGAATGGATATAAAGAAATTCTTTGAGAATATAAATCGAGAACGATTGATGATTTTGCTAGAGCAAAGAATAAAAGATAAAGAAATTTTAGATCTTTGTCGAAAAATCATTTATTCAGTACCAAGTAAAACAGGAAAAGGTTTACCATTAGGCTATTACACATCTCAATGGTTTGCTAATTTTTATTTACAAGCATTTGATCATAAGATACGAGAAGTCCTCATGCCTAAATATGGAGTAGATAAATATATAAGATATATGGATGATATGATTATATTAGGCAGCAATAAGAGAAAGCTTGAAAATCTTATGAAAGATATAGACAATCTTCTTAGAAGCGAATTTGGCCTTTGGTTAAAAGAAACTTCTGAAGTTGTAGAAATTACTGATGAAAATCCTATTGATTTTATTGGTTTTAGGTTCACATTTGATAAAACTGATTTAAGACCTAGGATTATTAATCATGCCATAAGAGCAAATAGATCTCTTTATAGTGGAAGATTTACAATTAAGAAATTGCAAAGATTTGGATCGTATAACGGATGGTTTATGCATACAGACACAAAAGAATTTCAAAATAATCTGCCTGGAGATCGAAAAACTGAACAGCATATTTTGACAGAAATGCTAGCTAAGAAGAGAGAGGAAGACCTTAATTCTTCTCAATATAGATATTTAGTAAAGCTGGTAGAAGATATAAAAACGCTACATAATGAAACCCAAAATAAAGATTATACTTTAGCCAGAGTATATCCTGAAGGCCCAAGAATTGTAGCAAGATCTTCATATAGATTTCCTGATCAGGATGCGTATGAAGAAGAACAAAAAAGATTAAAAGAAGAAGCTGAAGCTAAGAAGTTACAGCCAAAACCCAAAAAGAAGAAAAACAATAAACGAAAAAATAATAGAAAACCTGGAACGTATCAAGCCTCTGCTGAACAATACTTCTCTGATAGAGATAGGGAGTCGATAATAAGAGACTATAATATGGAGATTCGTGAGTATGAACTGATAAATGCAAATTCGTAAATTTAAACGATTTCTGTTGTATATAATCGTGGTGAAGAAAACACCTATCTTCAAAAATAACAAAAAAAGAGGTAAAGAAAAATGACAACAGGAATTGCTCAAATTACAAACCCCAAAGATCTTCTAGATAGAAGCCTGCCTATTACGGTAGGAGATTTTGTTACCATTTATGATGAAGCTGACTACTGCAAAGTAGGTTTGGTTAAATCTATTAATGGTAATATAGCAACTATTTGCAAATTGTCAATAACTGCTGAAGAAGATGATATCTATATTGAAGATCAAGATATTGCTATGCAAAATTTGGTATTTTTAGACGATTCATTCGTTAGTGTTAATGGAGTTCTATGGCAACTAAGAAACTATATTCGCAGTAGCGAATTAGAATCAAAAATAAAAATAGAACTTTCAATTTAAAGTGGAGGATGGTATTTTAGGGACCATCCTCCATTTGATTTGAATGATTCGTAAAAGCTAAATAAAATACTTGTATATAATTGTGGTGAAGAAAACAAGTATTTCAAATAACAACACAAATCTTTACATAGTAATTGGTCTGAATGAGTTTTTAGAGATGCGTTCTCATTCAGACCAAATTCGAATTAGTGAACACTTCATAAAACGTATCTCCTTTCAAATTTGGTTGGGAAGCAAGTATTATACCTCCATACCGTGTGTGGTTCCAACAGTTTCATTATCCACGGTTCTGCCTCCTTTCGAAACCATGCTATTTGAGAATACATAACAACTTCAAATAAATAAAACACCAAGAAGATGTGCTAGATCTTCTTGGTGTATTTGACAATGTTATAGATGTCTCATTGGTTTCAAAGTTATAATATGTGCTCATGTCACGGCAGTTTTACGACAAGCAATTCGGTTGCTAGTTTGTGGTAGTCCTAGCATCTGACGAATGAGGTATGAGAAAGCTTTTCAATAGCCGAGAAGGGTCTGTACTCCCCTTCTCGGCTTCTCTTGATTACTTTATAATTTTTCTTTTTATCCAGTTTATAAATCTTACAATAGCAGAATGATACTCTGGTTTATTCTCTCCAAGTAATCTATATCTGAGCCAATCATCTAGCAATATTGCAAATAATACTAATGGAATCCATAAAAATGCAAATGTTAAACAAACTTGACCAAGTATATTATATGGCATAGACGAATAATCCCATACATTTAATCCTAGCCATAAATTTACAATACATCCGGAAATGAATTCTAAAAGTAATACAGCAAGATCTCCAATAATAATTTGAAGCTCTATAAACATTTTCCAACTAAATACTTCATTAATTATTCCAATAAGAATAAAACAGAGGCCACCTACAATATACATACTAGGGTGTGAATGGCCACGATAAATTAGCTCAACGCAATAGTAGATAAATCCTCCAAGACAGAAGAATAAAAGGTACTTCATAATCATAGTAAGGATATTAATGAATTTTTTCATAATATAAATACTCCTTTCTAAAGTATTTATATAAATGTTGAGAGAAGACCTTATTCGGGTCTTCTCTCTAAAATTTCTTTTATGATGGAATCAAATGTTTCTCTATCATCAGCAAGCCATGCTTTACTTAATGAAGTAGAATATCTTGAAATAAAATTTTTAAGTTGTAATTTTCTCTTATCTTGGCTAAGTTTTGGTATTTTGGCCCATTCTTTTCCAAGTTCAGAATAGTCTATATTACTAGCTCCTTTATACCTATCATAACCTAGTTCTAAGTTTGCTATAAACATATCAATTCCAGATATATTAATAGATACTTTATTTTGCCTTGATATTTGATATATTTCCCATATATGATCTGTAAGTCTAAGCATGATTAACCTCCCGCCATGTGTTTAAACCAATTAATATGATGTTGCGAAATTAATCATGCTTCCTAAAGTAATAGAGTAAGGACCGTATAGATCCTTACTCTATGAAATTTCTCATTACTGAGCTTTTGCAGCCTTCTCGGCCTCAGCAGCTGCTTTAGCAGCCTCTTCAGCAGCAATCTCTTCCTCAGTTCTATAGTCGAAGGTAATTGCTTCGACTTCTTCCTTAGTAGTACATGCATAGATCTGGCCCTTATAAGCCTGCATTTTATTGAACCAAGGATATACGTAAGCACTGATAGCAAGTGCAAGCTGGGTAAGAGCCTCGGGAGCCCAATCAGCACAAGCCTCATGAACAGCATGCCACTGGAGAACAGGGTTCTCGATACCAGCATCTACCTGAAGCTTATACTGAGTAAGGTTAAGGCTAATCTCACTCTGGTCTTCCATGGTAACGCCATACTGCTTACCATCTGTATAAGTCATAGGGTGGCTAGCAAGAAATGCAGCAAGAGCATTCTTGTTAGCAGCCTGCTTAGCAACCATGAACTTTTCAACATAAACGGCATACTCATCGGCATCGATGAATTTACCATTATCATCATTATAGAACTTTCCTTCGGGAGGAATAGGCTTAATAAACCTATCATTTCCTCTCAAAACTTTGCCCTCGTCATCTCTGGTCTTATAGCCCCAACCTCTGAAAACATAGTCAGGAGCTTCAACGAAGAGGCAAGCCTTAGGATACATGCCAATAGTTTCTTTGATGCTCTTATGCTTAGTTTCCCAAGCACAAACACCATTAATTACCTGAAATACTTTCATTTCCTATTTACCTCCGTTTAAATTGTAGTTTTAACTATAAGAGTTAGAGTAGCTTCTGTCGGTTCCGTTGCATAAACGGTAAGAACATTAGCTCCAGTCGTAATCTTATAAATCTTGGAATAATCTTCAAGAGTTGCAGATGCTTCCTCATAATCATCGGAAAGTTGAACGTCGATAATAGGAGCATCGTCCTCAGTAATGCCTTCAAGAGTAACATTCTGAGTATAATAGGTACCATCATCGGAGACTTCCCAAGCAGCGGTACCACCGAGTACATCGGCTTCAAGATGAGCAGTTGCTGCTCCACCAGAAGTGCGAGATACTTTAATCACAAGAGTAAGGTCTACTGCAGTAGGCTTCGTTGCATAAATCGTAATCTTATCTGCAGAAGTGTTAATCTTGTAGATGTAAGCGTAGTTTTCAAGCTCTTCAGAAGCAACATCGAAATTAGCAGACAGAATAACGTCTACAATAGGATAGTCGGCTTCTGTAATGCCGTAAACGGTAATTTCTTGAATATAGGGAGCGTTACCATCAGTAGCAGTCCAGTTGTCTTCTCCGCTCTTTACGGGAACCTCATAGTTCTGCACCAGAACGCCACCGCCAGCTGATGTTACCTGATGAATCTCACCGGCCTCATCAGTGACATATAATTCATGCTTCTCATAATCCACTATAAGTTCTTTAGGTAAAGCCTGATCTTCATTCAGCTTATCCAAAGGCCTAGTAGGAATTCTAGCTTTAGAATTGTAATCACCCATTAGTTTATGGCCTCCTTTTAGCAATTTTAATTAAATGTTGAAAGTCGTAAAATATTTAATACAATGTTTGAGCAAAGTTATTTATCAAACTCTTGCCTATATTTATATATGACTTATTTATATGTTTTGAGTCTCCTCTTTAACAGGCTTCGATTCTTAGCCCCTAGAGCTGCCTTACTTCAAACATATAAATAAGATATTCTAATAGGAGGCCTGGATGTTATGAAATATTTACGATGCCTTTTGGCTGCATTCCTTTGTATATTCATGGTACTTGGAATGGTGGCTTGTGGCTCTTCAGATAAAGAATCAGCAGGAGACGTCGCAGATGCCGTAGATGGCATTGCGGGCTCAATATCAGAATACGGTATATTAGCTGTAGTTTTAGCCGTATTTTTTCTAATTTTTATTGCACTTTTTGCATTGATTATTCGTTCCAATTCTAAAATGGTTAACGGCATTCTTCAAGGTAAAACCCATTCTAATAAGTTTGAAGAAGATATGCTTAATAAACTAATTAATTATGAAATGGAAAAAACTAAACAGCAAGCTAAACCCCAAGATGAGAATCTTCTCGCCGAAATTGACAGACTTAAGAAACAGGTGGAGACGTTGGAGCGAGAAAAAGGCGACGACTACCATAAGGATTTGGTAGGCGCCTATATTGATATCAATATGGCATTTAAGGATGCTTCTCGTATGGCACTTAAAGCACTTAAATGCGATAGAATTGCTATATATGTATTTCATAATGGCAATACATCAATGCTCGGTTTACCATTCTTTAAAATGTCTTGCATTCATGAATGGAATAGCCGGGTAACAAATACTCTTAGAGGTAAATCTCATACGGAAATGCCTCTTCATCTTTTCCATGATTTTATTGAGGATCTTTGGAAAACTGGTGTTTATAAAGCTGAGAATGTCGATATGTCGGCAAAGACAGATGGATCTATTGCAGAATTCGTTGCATTCTCAAATGTAAAATCACTTTACATAGAAGCTATTAAAAATGCTGATGAAGCAATTACAGGTTTCGTTGTAGCAGAATTTAGTCATGTTGATACTTTCGAAAGCGATGAAACTCGTAATAATGAAGTGCATACTGTTATTGATAAAATGATAAATCAGATTTCTCCGATTATCGGTTATCATTATATCTATAGATCTAAGAAAGAAAATAGTCCTCAGATCACTGTCGTCTCTGATTCTGAAGACAATGAATAAAATTAAGGAAGAGAATCATAGCGATTCTCTTCCTTATTGCTTTTAACTCTTATTCACTCTGTCTGATCCAGAGATTGAAGTTATATAATTGGCAATATAGGCTTTATCTACATAAATACCTATATATGTATTAGGAGATCTTACAAGCTCATCACTTTCAAATTTTAAGCTTTCCCAATCAAAGTTTCCAGTAATATATTCTGCTCCATTATAGAATAAAAATTCACAGAATATAGAAGGAGAAATGCCTTTTTCTATACAGTCTACAATACAACGACCAATATCTCCTTCAAGTAATTCGCTTAAATCAATATTAAGCTTGCTTTCAGTAAGAACAAAATCATCATCTTCATAAGTTGTAGACATATAAAGATCCCATCCATATCTGTTGGTTTCAGGGATTTCTATTTCTTTAAATGTATAGCAATTGCTTACCGGTCCTCCAGTCTGGAACCAGCTACTATAAATTGTATTTAGTTCATGCTCATTATTTGAATAATATGCATACATTTTCGGGGCAGGGAATCTTACTTCTACAGAAAGTTCGATAGCAAAATTGTTTGTCATTTGTCCTTCTCGCTCACCATCATCTGCAGAAATATCTGTTGGTCTCAAGTGTACATACATATTTGTCATTCTTAAAAAGAATTCATTATTTCCATTAAGAGTTCGATGCTTATAAAGAAAAGGCAGAACACTATGTGAATTAAGCCAATGTAAAAATCTTGGAATTTCATTAATTCTTTCCCTTACTACTTTTCCATCAAGCTTTTCTTCAGTAGTTGTAAATCCATTATCTTTAGCTAGTTGAATCATTAATGGATATGGAATATGAAAATCAAGATTTGTATCTTCTCCACAAGTAAATCCAACTCTGCAAGCCATCTTTATAAACTTATAAAGATCTAGCTGCTGAGCTCTAGTTTCTAATCTTATCCTAAAATTAAAAGGCATAAGTATTGTTTCTAATCCTATGCCAAGATAAGAATCAGTTTCTTTACATGAAAAGAAAGAATTTTTAAACATTCCAGTCTGAGTGTATAGTTCCATGCCGTAAGGATAGGCATCTATATTTTCATCATTAAAATCCCATGAAAATGACGGTGTAATTGTAAGAGACGGCTTTTGTCTTTTAATAAGATCAACTTTACTTAGCGATCTAAAATCGTCATATATATTTTTCCCTTCTACATAAATTGATTTAAAATAATCTTTATTAAATTTCGAAAGGAACCATTGCTTTACATACTCTATACAGAGAGAATATGCCTGTACTGTACTAGGAACACAGATGCTTCTATATAAAGTCTTAGAATGAATTTGATCTAAATCCGATGCTGTGAATCTTGTAAACTCCGATTTATCCATAATTTCATCCCTCCTTTAAATTCTTATTTCTATGTTCAAGGCTATCAAATATACAAAAAAAATAAAGACAGGTGCTAGACCTGTCTTTATTTTAAATTAATTAAACTGCACTATCATTTTTGGGGTTGACAACATTGAAGTTTATTGTCATATTATCATCGGCAATAGAATCCATGATAATATCCCATGCATCATCAAGAGCAAGAAAATCTCCAAGAAAAGCATTTTCATCAATGACAAGTTTATGCCATTCATCGTGAGCTTTGATATTCTCAATCCAAGCATCATAATTTGCGAAAAGCTTTTCTACAAATTCGGGAGTATTTCCTCTGTCGATATATCTCTTGATCATAGTTTCTTTTGTTGCTGTTGTGTATGCAACAAAGAATCCAATACAATCATCCTGTAGTCTACTGAGGACTTCAGCATGAGTAGATATACAGATGAACTCAAGATCCTTATAGTTCTTAAGTCCTTCTGTTTCTAAAGCTAATGCTTTAATAGCTCGAATATAATTATCGGGCCACTCGGGATGAGCAACCTTCTTTCCATCAGGCTGTACTATCCAATGGAAATCAGATGATTCGAGATCAATTACCTTTCCAGGTAAACGTCTTCCTGCTTCAGACTTTCCAACTCCAGGAAAGCCGGCAATGATAAGTGGTAGTCTATTCATTATAGGGTTCCTCCTTTTTAATTATCAAGGCATACTTCGCTGCTGATTCTAATTTCAGCATATCTGATCATTGTACCATTGACCAGATCTTCATGAGTATTGAATTCTTCATCTTCATCACTGATATAGAGGTATGGCTCTTCAGGATTTGGTGAAGGTTCAACTGCAATGATGCTTCCGTAATGCATTTCTCCAAGAAAATCGAAATACTTTACGTGAGCACCTATGATGGACACGTGCTTATTCATTTTATCACTCCTTTTTAAAGTATGTATTATTTAGAAGCGATAAAGGAAACTGTATCTTTTACGCTAATCTCGGAACCGAAATCTGCATGAAAGTCCAGTCTATTTTCTCCCTGAGAGATTCTACTTACTCCCATAGGAACAGAATCGAGATCTACTCTCAATCCTCTCTTTTTTGCATCCTCGTCAAAAACTACGGATGCTGTATAACCAGAAGCTGTTCTCTTCCAGTTAAGGTTTGCTGTGATTCTTGTGGAATTGCTCATTTTCCATTCTCCTTTTATTATTGTTTATTTTTGAAGCATTTTATTTGTGGTGCTTCATAATTATAATATGTGATTATACTACTAAAGGATTACAATTCAATACGAATTGATGTCCATTTATGCGAAGTGCATTCTAAAGGAATACATCCTTCTATTTCATGAAAATCTACAATACAAGTGCAGTTCGTTTGACCCTTTGCATGGATAAAACTAATGCGTTTAATATCTTCATATTGGCTTAATGTGTAAAAACATGTACTATGAATTGCATAAATAGTAGCACGATCGGCAACAGCATCTTCAATATCAGTTTGAATAGATACTGTATTTTCAATATTACTGATTATAATACCGAAATTCTTATCTTTCTTACAGACTTGTTTTACCAAATCGCAAACAGGCATCATAAGGCCTTCAATTTCTTTTGATGTCATAATACTTCTCCTCTGTTTGTATATATTAAATGCTTCATAATAGGAGCTCCATTCTTAAACTCCCCATTTTCATATGTAATGCTAAATTGATATGCTTGACACATATAGCATTCTACGAAAATACTTCTAATGCAATCTGCCTTCTCTAAAAGATCAAAGCAGGCATTGTGAAGATTGTTAAATGCAGAAAGACCAGCATTTCTGTCTGAGCTAGAAATGCTAGAGATATTGCTGATAAGTCCAACTTGTTTAAGATCTCTTTCCATAGAAATCTTAAAAGTCATATCTTGAACTTTTGAAAGCATTTCCACTTGTCCAATAAGTGGGCTTACAAGATTCTTTAAGGTTTGTTTGTCCATTATTTTTCTCCTTTAAAAGTTAATTACTTATGGAGCTAAGATTGATATTTTTGGCTTGCATTCCATTTACAATAATAGCGGCAACCCATTTCATTACCAATTGTCTTTCTCCAGTTCTTTTATTCTTGCACCAGTAACCATGCCAGTGCGCCTTTCGAACATGAGGTATTTTAGATTTATGGCTTCCTTTAACGCCAACCCTATGACCTCTTTTTGTTCCAATAGATTCTAGCATAGTGGCATTTTCACGGATACGATCTCCAATCGTAATTCCGACATGCATTACATCTGCTAGATCTTCATGATATTCATCGAGCTTATAATCTATATCAACCTGCTCAATAGTAGGCTTGCTATTATTTATAGATCTTATAAACTTTTTATGCTTACTTATGTCAGCATTCTTTGCCAAGATATACATAAGAAGATTTGTAAACTGATGTATATGATCTTCTCGACTCTCAGCATAATACTCTTCAATAGGATCATGATTTCGTTCAACTCCAATTTTAATACACTCTTCTATTGTTTTTCCTTTTATTAATGGAAGATAATATTTAATAGGAGCTGTAAATACCGTATCCTTTGAAAGTTCTTCTTTAAGAACGTCAATATCTAGTGAATAGAAATATATGCATTTATAGTCATCTACCGGACGTTTGTCGAGACAAACAAAAATTGCCTTTTCTTCGTCATTTACAATAGCTATCATGCACATACCTAAATATGGTAATCTTTCAAACATATTAGGATCCATATCCAACTTATTAACTTCCAAATGTTTGACCATATCTGCTAAATCATTATCAAATTGATATATTTTCTTGCACATACGCCAAATATAAAATGGTGTTATAGTATTAGAATAATGGATCGCATCTTCATCATAGTTGAAATAATTACTATTATCACAATTATTAAGATAATGCTTTATTATAGACAATACAATATTATATGCCATATAGCATCTTTTATTTGCATTTCTAGGAAGATTTCTTATAGCATCTAAAGCATCGAATACTTTTAAAAATTTATTCTTAATATTTTCATACTTTAAATACAATAATTCAGGAATAGTATCCGGAATTTCTTTTTCTTGAACTTGAATTTCGTCTTCGTAATACTCTTCTATAGGAGGAGCATCATTATCATCAGGAATCCATAGTCTCTTTCAATAAAGTCTCATCGATATCAATAGGTTTTCGTCCTTTATATACACCATTAGCCTTTGCTAATGCTATGCCTTCTGCTTGCCTTTTTCTTAAATAATCTTTATCAAGATCTTCAGCAGCTTTGAATACATTAGCAAATAGATTAATTGAATCTCGAGTATCTATGCCTTGTTCTGTTACTACAAGATCTATTTTTAAAGCTTGTAAATTGGCCAATAAAGATATAAAATTTTTACCGGTATGAGAAAGATGGCAAATATTACGTGTAACAATAATATCGCCTTCTTTGATAGTAGACATAATGTCATCAAATTCTGGTCTCTGAGTAACATTCTCACCATATTCAATTCTCATTTCATCTACACCAAGTTCTTCTTTAGTTCGTGCCAAAAAATCTTTATCCTTTCTAAACGATTCAGGCACAAAAATATAGCCATATTTCATAATTCCATTCTCCTTAAATATATGAATTAATACTTAATTTTATCAATATTATAATATATCATCAATTCACATATTAAAAAAAATAAAGAGTTCTACTTTTTTACAGTAGAACTCTTTACATTTATTAAGCACGGCTCTGAGCTATCTTAATTCTATTAAGCTGCTCTTCTGTATAATGAGCTCTGCTAAGTTGGCAAAGAGTATTCATATTGATAATGCTATCTCTCTTATGATTGTAGGAATTGTTAAACATTCCATCATTCTTAGAGATATACATAGCATTTCTCGGATTAAATACATTCTCTGCTGCTTCTTGAAAGTCTTTGTTGATGATTAAAAGGATATTCAATGTGTCACCCATTTATCTTCATATAGATTCGCAACATCTATACCGTTCTCTTATGAACTGCTATATGTTTCCATATAAGTTGAGACTATATCTTATCTCTTATGAGACTGTAGCATTTCGATTTAATAGGACTCACGTGCTTTCCAAACACAACCTAACCCCATAAGCTTGGGCTCTACGTTATTACTAACTAGTCGTTGAACGTTTAAGATTTGGTGGCAGGAGAGGGGCTCGAACACCTCAGTTTGGATCTGGACTAGAACCAGTAAATCGACTCTTATATCACGGGGGTAGCCACGTAAACGATATAAGGCCGTCGACTGCGTTTTCCAATTTCGCCATCCTGCCATATAAATCTTACTTCGCTGCTGATTATCATGATCATTTTCAGACTAGACTCCCAGCAATTAACCACATCGGCTTATGCTTTCGCATAAGGACAGTTTTCTATCAAAATCCGCAGCCAGTCCTTCAAGTACCGGTAGCGGAATCAACATCGTATATCCTTTTGATATTCCTGTGCAATAGACTTGCAAAATACCGCCATACGAGATTGTAGGATTTCGGTTAATCAATAACGGAATTCCTCTTTCTGTTGATGCAATAATACCATCAATAATTTGACGGATAATTTTATTTTCTTGATGCATAGATTCATGAAGAAGTTTATATGCATCATTATATTTCATGAAATAGGTCTTGTGCAAGATATTGATTATTCTTTGCTCAAGCAATCCGCAAAGACAAGGATAACTTAACCATACTTCATCAATTCTCAAATCAGGACCAGGAGCTATAACTGAACGTGCAGTAAAATTATATCTTCCGCCAAAGAGTGCTCTAATAGAACCTTTCTTTCCAGAAATAATTTTTGTTAATTCAGTATACAGCTCTTTATATTTCATTTGCATATCGAAAAGAAGCTGATTCTTTGGTTTCTTCTCTCTATTCATTTTAGTTTTATCATCATTGATTCTTGCTGCCAAGTTTGCAATGATATTATACGTCGCATTAGTACCTTCAAAATGGAATACTCCACCATCAAGTCTATAAGGACGTAAATGAATTGTAAATACAGGAATTGACTGAATGAATACTTTTTCTTTATCATTCATAATACTTTCATAATAATCCCTTTTGTTAGGCTTCTTATGATAATAATATTCCATGATCTCGTCAAACTGATCATGGAAGCCAATCATTCCGATTCCTCGGAAAGGTTCATCCTTTGGTCTCTTAATTTCAAGGTCATGACCATCTTCATCTTTTCTATCATCAGGAGTAATGATTCCCATAAAATCCTTTTCTCCAATAAAGAAAGCTAAAGACATAAAAAGATTAGGATGAATAATAAAATACGGATCTTTAAGACAAATATAGCCAAACATGCTAAAATTATCATCTTTAAATTCTACCTTTTCTCCACATACTTCACATGTAAGACCATGATAGAATCTAGATGTGGTATGGCCACATTTGCAACGATATCTATTGCCGAAAGCATTTGCATCCTGAAGACCAGGACCGTACTTAGTCGAGAAAATACCATTCGGATCTTTAATATCATCTTTAATTGCTTTTGGTGAACTAACAATGAAGCCATTACCTGTCAATACATCATGACGGCGTTCTTCATCTAAATTCACGCGCTCAAGTCTAGTTTCATAGTCAAATTCATTTGACCGTGAATATCTAGTATTTACCTTCATTTGCATGCGTGTACACCTCCCTATATTAATAAGTTAAGGCATGAGTATAAATCGACAAAGCCAATAACATTCATGCCTTAATATAATATCTATTTACTTTAAAGTAATCATGACTCTATGATCTTCTTGCTCTTTAAACCATAAAGCTTTTTCAATTACTTTATTATAGAATTTGAGATAATAAGACATATCCAAATCAGATGACTCTTTCTCTAATTTAATAAGTTTCTTTACTAGATATTCTCTATATTTCTCATTTTCGACAAATTCTCTAACGAGCATATCGAAATATACTACAGGAAATGCAACAGCATTATCATAGCAATACTTAATCCAATAATATGGATCAAAGTACGATAATGAGTATCTAACTTCTTCATCTACTTCGAGTCTATTTACAACCCTAAGATGAATAAGATTTTCACCTTCTTTATGCTCATATGGAACAGTACTTCCAAGCTCATAATAGGCTAGATCAATAACTCCTTCTTTTCTTTTTATGCATATTTCAACAGCTCTATCAGAAATATTCTTGACTTTTACTGCGATATACTTTTCATTATTTACTGTTTCTGATGAACAGAAGTTTGGAAGGGGCGGATTTTTAGTAGATGTTGATCTTGTTGCAAGATCTTTATCTGTTACAGGAATGTGTCCTTCTAACATGATGAATCTTCTCCTTTCTTATCACATGGTTTATCTTCGAACTTTGCATCGCTTATATTAGCAATTTTATACTTATTGTAGTTTTCATTAACGATTTTCATAATTCTATTAAGTCTATCTACAACAGTATTACAAATATATTGAAATACTTCAAAAACTCGAGAATGAACTTCTGTTTTAGCAACACTAAGATCTGATCTGAAATAATTTTCAAATTGATCCATAATAAAATCACAATAATCTTCATTATGAACCATTTCATCAATCATATCTTCAAAAATAGCAGGAAGTTCTATTTCACATTCTTTGCATATGATAATCCATTTAATAGGATCAAAATAGTTTAAAGGTGTGTATAATTCATTATAGTCGATAATCTTATCATAGAATACTTTTACAGATTCTATTGTTGATACGCCTTTTATCATTTGTACACCATATATTGCAGAACCTATTTCACAATATCCTAAAATATTGTCGCTAGATATATAATATTCTGCCACAGCATCTGGAAATCTTTTCATTCGCTATCTCCTTCATTTGCTAATTTTAATTGCTTAATATCTACCGAAATTCGACTTAATGATGAAAGACGGTCTTCCATATCTGCAATAACTTTTGTCATTACAGTATAAATGAAATCTTTAAATGCATCAAAATCAGAACCACTAACGAAGTTCTCTTCAATAGCTTCAGATTTCATAGTATTGTAGAAATGCACACAATAATTCTCATTATTAGAGCATTCATTAGTGATTACATCGATCATAGCCTCAGATAGTTTGTATCCTCCTTCATAAATTGAAGCAGGATCAATAAGTTCGAGACCCTTGTTTAATACTTTACCTTCGAAAAATTTCTTAGTGTCATTTGAAACACTTTTAATAGAAATATCTACAAGGCTAGAAGATTCACTTCTATTACAAACTTTTCTTAAAGCAGAAAGGCCTTCAGAAACAGTCCCAGCAACATTATAATCGAGATATATAATCTCAACTTCATTTGTTGCTTTACTAACAATTCTTACTTCAACCATTATCTGTATCCTCCATTGAAATAACTTTGCTATCTCCTTCTTTGTTTACAAGAGAAGCCAGTGTATCAATAACGTTATCAAGAAGCTTATCCGCAGCATTGCGAATAGATCCTCTTACTTCTGCAGCACAATCTGCAGCTGAGTCTTTGAGCTGATCAGCTCTAGCAATAATTTTTTCGACAGGTCTGATGCCTTCATACTTATCATCATTCTCTGCCAGGAACTGCATAAGTTCCGCATCATTTGCATCATCAAAATCATGTCCAAGATTGATGAGTGCTCGTCTGGATAAATCTTCATATCCTCTTGCCATAGTTTTCATTCTCCTTTGTGAATAAAATAAAATTAGAGAAGTAGACAAAGTTCTACTTCTCTAATCTATAATATATATTCATTTTAGACTTAAGATTTTTTCTTTCTTTTAAAAAACTTCTTAAGTCTATCAAAGAAACTAACTTCATGAAGTTCGAGAGGAACCTCGCATTTAGTAATTATTGTTATCATCGCATTTTCGCCACACCCATTTTTTATTTTTGGTAATGGTGATATAGCAGCACTGCAATGAATTCCTGGATTTGTCATACTAGTGATAATATTTTTATTATGGTAAAAGAGAACAACTTGATCTCTATCAGCAGGCCCAATACCAAATGGCCAGCTAGTTTTACAAGCTTCATCTAAGGCATGCCTTAAGTAGACTTGTAGTTCTTTGGCATGATTGACATCAACCCAAATGGTAATTTTATGATGTAAGCATTCATCATATTTCTTTGATGTAAAGTCTGAAAGATGTTTTGTAACTATATCGGATTCGGAAGACTCAATAGATACAAAGCCATATGGGAATCTATTACTAGCAATTTTATGTATACAATCCACAAGTATTTTTAGCCAACAGCTCATATTGGCATAATCACTTGCGGCAATTTTAAAGGGTTCTTTTTCACGCGTTGTCATTTTCTTTATATTATCCTTTCACTTTTTAGATGGTTTTATTATAAATGAGTTTGTAGAAACCACTTCAAGAAGAATAATATAAATATCTTTCTTTTGATCATATTTATGAGACATCTTATAGGATATTCCTATTTCAAAAGTATCATCATCATAAATAATGCTTCTAAAGATTTTAGATATACGATTCATTAAATTCTTTTCTGCAGTTTCTGTATAAGCGAAATCTTCCGGCGGTTCAATTGTAATTGCTATATTTTTCTTAAAATGAATCGTATGACCATTCTTGAAATCTTCAATCATAGAAAGTCTTGATGGGCCATTCAAATGGGAAGAATCTACAACTGTAAACCCTTCAATTCTTCTCTTTAGCACATCGAAAGATAAATCTATCTTTCTATTAAAACTTCTACTAAATTTATCAAGACTGAAGACTGTGACAACGACTTGAGAGCTTGTAGATTCAACTACAGGACCTCTATTAGCCATTGCTGCCGTCCTCCTTATTATCAGTTGTATCAATCTTTTTAATCTTATTAATAATCTTCTTGAAGAATCCAACAACTGCATTATTTACTTTAATTGCAATAGGCTTAAGATACTTTTCTAAGAAAGCAAGAATCTTAGTAGCAATCTTGCCATGTTTATCACAATTAAACACTTGTTTGACATCGATTTTAATATTTATGCAATTATCCTTTATATCTGCATAGATCTTGAGGAAAGGATAACGGACTGAATTATTCAGCTCGATGCTATGATTATTAATATCTCTTTCTCTATTACGGAATTTAAAATCATATCCAAATTGCTCAATAATAGAAATAAATTTCTCCTTAAATGCATCGTTAAATGTCTGCACATGATAAGGAGCATCATCACCAATACTGATAATGAAATAATTAGACATAACATTGTCTTTTTCCTGAACCTCTACAGCATCTGCCATAGTCTCAGTAGAATGACGAATCTCAAAAGGAGTAATAGCATTAAGATCGGCTGCATTATTCGCAATAAACTTATCCAGTTCTTTAGTTGCACAATTCAAATGAAGTCTAATCAAGCCAAACTCTTTTCTAGAAATAACTATTGGGGTTTTGTTGTTTAAAGACATGATAATTTACCTCCTAAATTTGGTATTATAAGATAGTTGAACAGTTATTTGTTTGCAATTAATCAAAAAAAAAATAAAGAGGGTTAAAAACCCTCTTTATTGTGCAATTTTTCTTAGTAATTAAGAATCTTTCTTTTCAGTGAGATCTTTTGCAACATCTTCAAATACGAAATTTTCAGAATGCTGGCGAATTTCGAATCTAACAATTGCTCTGAGCAATTCTCTAGCTCTCTCGTTTCTATAAAGGAAGGGAGTGCTAAATTCAAAATTACAAAGATTATTAATATCCTTAAATCCAGCATCTTCTGCATCTGCTATGAGTTCACAAAATTCTCCATTGATATAAGATTCCTTTTCATCACAATCATAACCGATTCTAAGAAGAATAATTTCATCTTTATGAGCTTTTGCAAATTCATCAAAAAGCTCTTTCGGAGCACCATTGCCAGGATTTACATAGCTGATAATAATAACCTGATCGAATTTATTTTTCAAAATATCACCAAAAGACAAAACATCTCTTGCAAGAAAATCATTCTTATCTCCATTTTTAGCATATGCTCTATAATAAGAAATAGAAGCATTATTAGCATATTGCTCCGTAATAACATCTGTTCTAGTTTCTTCCACTTTGACGATATTCATAGAATCATCAGATAAAGAATACTTGGAAATAAGGAAGTCCGCAATTTCACAACCATTATCCAATACAAGGAAGTGAGCCTTGTTGTCTTTAACACGGCTAATATCTTTGATTTCTCTAAATCCGATAGACAAGAATTTCTCCAATGCAGCATCATCATACGTACGAGTACAGATAAATTCCTCAGCACCAAAATAAAGGTCATTATCGAACATCGTGATGATATCATGATCACTTTCAAAATTAGATTTCTCTACATCATTATGAATCTTAGTAATGATATAATAAAATCTATCCTTAGCATCAGGAATATTATCCATGATGTGCTGCTTAACTTCGTAAGAGATAGTATCATATACACTCTCACTCTTCAAGTTAATTGGATTGCTCATCCACGAAACATAGGTGCCGTTATTCTCAAAGGTATGAAAATATTTTCTTCTACTCTCAAGAAGAGCATGAAGCATAGTATTTCCGGCACTATTACCGGCATAAAAGGCATAATGTCCGCATTCTTTATCCTCAATGTCAATGCCAAGGAATTCAGAAATATCCCATACATCTTTACTAAAGCAGTAAAGACCAAGATCCCCAGTTTCAATAGAAAGGGCATCTTTTTCGTCAATCATAAACTCGGGTGTTTCAGGGAAATGAAACACAAGAAGAGTTTCTGGAGAAAGCTGACGAACCATATAGCCTACAAGAAGTTTTCTAATCGTATCCATATCATGATCATAGGCAATATCCAAACTATTGATAACAGTAAGTTTGTTTACAATAATATCATGATCAGGATAATCCGTATAGTAGGAAGCTAAAAGATGTCTTACGACAGACTGAATAATGCTTTCATTTCCTACACGCGTTGTAGGGTCTTTGCTAAAATCAATGTTGCTATCGGTAAGATTGATAGCTTCTTTTACTTGGTTATCTTTACCAAGTGTTTTAATAAAACTTCGATCTGTAAGAATTTTTGCCATTTGTTTCATTCTCCTTTTATATAATTTTTATTATTGAAAGTTTTACTTCTTTCATATTTATAATATATTATTAAAACAAAATATATAAAAATAAAACCGGAGGACTATTGCCCTCCGGTTTCTTTCATTCCCTACACTCAGATTGACTGAGTGTAAGCTTTTCCAGATTTGTTTGTATAAACAATTCGAAGAGTTTTGCTCTTACCATCATTGCTCAGAGATACAAATCCAAGATCCAGAGCATAAGGAAGATACTTACGATCTACTTCAGATACGATAAGCTGTCCTTTATCAATAGAAGCAATAATAGCTTCCATATCATAGAAAGTTTCAAACTCATCGCTATCACCATCAGTATATACATTGGTGATGTATGTAATGAACGAATTCTCATTAAGCATCTGAGCAAGATTCATTGTTTTGAATGCTGCATAGATGCTATTGGGAGCGGTAGAAATATTATTTGCATTGTAATTAGTATACTCAAGACGAGCTTTACCGTTTGCAAGGCAAATCACCTTCTGAGCGCGAATATAGAAAAGATCATTGATAAACTTTCTTCCCATATTGTTCATATAGATGAAGATCTCACAGTTTCCAAATTTTCTTGCATCCTCGGGATACGAAAAATCCAGAATATCATCTGTAAGATTGTAAAGGTTAAAGCAAGAGAAATGCTTTCTTCCTTCAGTGGTGCTAACCCCAGAGTAGTTTACTCTGGCAAGAACGATTGCGTCCTTTTCGAAAAGAGGATTTGCAAACTGGCGAATTGCCGCCTGGACATTGTCTGTAGTAATTTCTTCCACAGTTATGTCATTAATAACGAAGACATTCTTGATATAATTAATCTTGGTGCCTTCGACTTCGGTCATGTTTCTAATAGCAGAAACAAGCTCATTGGGGTTGCTAAGGAGATAGTTTGTTGCGCTAGCTCCTACAGGAGTTCCTTTCTTAAAGAACTCAGTTCCAAGGGTAAAGTTTGTACTCATTTTTCATTCTCCTTTTATTTGAAAATTGTGGTTTTCTGAGACATATATTATTTGTTTGTCTCACGATTATAATATATGACTATTTTATATAATCTTTACGAATAATAAAAAGTACGATAGACTATATAAGTCTATCGTACTATATTTTTAATCATCTGGGCAAAATGCTGCCATAGGATCCATTTCAGTAAAATTAAGCTGATCGTCATGGAACAATTTCATCGAAAGCACTTTAAGTTTTGAAGGTATTTGAGGAGTAGAAGCCCCGACATTTCTAATACCAAGTCTATAAAATAGATTTCCGGCACACTTATTACAAATACCATTCTTTGCTTCGCACATAGACGAGAATCTAAGCTTAACCTCTTTACCTATAAATTTATCTCTATTTTTAGATGTAATTTCTGTAAGGCTACCATCATTATTAATGACATAGCAATACATAATAGAATTGATGTTTTTATTTGTAACCTTAAGAGTTATATGTCTCTTGGTTTCACAATCTGAATCTGGATCTAAGAGTATTACATGCTGTAAAGAAGACATAAATAATTTCTCCCAATATCCTCCTAACTCAGTCTTTTTAGATCTTGAGTAAGGACCAGCTGCGAGTGTATTTGCTAATTTAGAGTATTCTTCTTTTGAAACTCCATCTACATAATTAGATGTAATAATATTATAGCTCTTTCTAGGGTCAGGATCCTGTACAGATCCTCTCATAATGAACATGTTTTTGAAGTTATTTTCAAAAGAACCGCCTGCCCCAGAAAGAAACATATCCATTGCAGGATCGTCTTTCATAAGCTCTCTTGCATAGTCTAAGAGTTCTTTGCTTACCTTATCAACGACAATAACATCACCTTTATCAAAAGCTTCTTGATTAGCTTTAATAAGTTCAGCTTTCTTTTTATTAATCTGCTTTGTAATTGTAAGCATATTATCTGAATGGTTTGGAGATAGAATGCTTACGTAAGGCATGAACTTTTGACTCTTTTTACAGAATTTCTTATATGCATCTATAGAAATTTCATTTTCAAGAACTGCATAACCTATAGAATCAAACATTTTTCCATAAGTCTTTTTAGATACATTATAATTTATAAATCCAAAGAAATTAAGAAGTTCAGGATCTCCTTCGATGAAATACTTATTAAATATAAGTCTTCCCACAGTTGTTGTAAATGGAGCTTTATTCTTCTTATCCTTTCCATTAGGCAATTTTCCACCATATCTTCCAGTTGGAACGGTTATAATGTCATATGGATTAAACCATTGATGCTTGCCAAAGTCACCAAATAATTCCATAATAAGTGTAGTCGTTATATCGTCTTCTTTAAGATTTAGAAGAAATTCGATATCTTTTATATCTTTAACTTCGCGAGAGACGCGCTTATTAATAGCCATTATATTTCTCTCCTCTCTATTTCATTTATTCATTTGTTCAATGCATAAAATAATAGAGATACCAATGGTCTCGGTATCTCTATTAAAAGAACATTTTGTTTATATCTGATACTACATTTTGGCCAGCTCTAAAATCTGACGGTGTTGCAGAGATAGATATATTCCATCTATCGTCATTAATAAACGATAATTTATAATGACCATTACCGCAATCGGTTAGTTTCATTCCTAATGTATGTACAGCCTGATGAACTTTACTATCAATTCGCACATATGAACTAAATATAGTAGTGAGAGCTTCCTTAAGTTCATCTTTTCGTTTAGATGAGTGATTTGCATTTAATATAGATTCACATATTTTATATGGTCTTGTAAATTTTTCATAACTATTCATAGCATTAGCTACTAAAGAAATTAAAAACTCTTTTTGTTCATCTGTATACAAATCTTTTTCCGATCCCTCAATAATCAATGGTATTCCCATTTTACTTTTATAAGACTCAAGCGTGATATTCTGGGATATTATTTTTCCATTAGCTTGAGTCAAACTTCGGTGCAATTCTGCTATTTCTTTTTCATACTCTTCTTCAAGAGCTTTATAATCTTCAGCCTCTTTAGATCTTAAAGCTTTTTCTTTATCCAAATCAGCATCTAGCATTTTTATATATTCAATAAGGTCTTCTCGACTCATTTCTTCAATATTTAATGAACCCATAAAGAAATCTCCTTTCCTTGAAAATTCATATTATCTTGATGTAAGTATGCATATAATCTTAAAATAACCCCAGATGAGCCATTCGACTCATCTGGGAAATTATATTACATGTAGATGTGATAGATAATATCAATACCCTTAGAAGTATCGATAAGAGACTCGCTGGGGAAGTTAAGCTTAGTAAGCGGACGGATATCCTTATAATAAGTATAACCATCACTTCCCTTAACAGGATATGCGCTACAAAGAGAAATAGTATTAATCTTTGCGCCCTCAATACCAGTCGTAGCAATAAAGTACTCTCTGATATCTTCCTTAGTAATCTTAAGGCTAAGTTCTACAAAAGTTTCAACTTCCTGCTCAGTAGCATCGCTATAATCGTAACTAGTGATTTCGTCACCATTTACGTACTGTTGCTTAAGAACAGGAGCCTGATCAAACTTCTTGAAGTAGTATGTCTTATAATTCTTAGATCCAATAGTCTGCTCGCAACGACCAAAATAGGTATCTCTAAGAGAACTATCGATATCATCAGTGCTGCATCTGAAAGGAACAAGAGCTTCAGGCTTTGTCCACATCTTATAAGATACAGGATTTACGGTAAAGCTTTCACCATTACATCCATCTGTTCCACAGCAGAACAGAAGAACCTTGTGGTTATTAGCATTTGCAACAGTGTCTTCCTCATCATGAGCGGTTTCGGAACCAGTATACTTCATGATAGAAGCCATCGCCTTGTCATAAGAAACAGTAATCTCCTCTTCGGGCTTAGCAGTATCATCACTATTGAAAATATCAAATAGCTTGTGTGCAATAAGACCAGAACCAGGAAGAATTACTTTATTTCTCAAACCTTTAAAAATATATTCACCAGTTTCAGAATTTCTTACATCGATAGAAGTATCGAATGCTGAATGGCGTCTGTTGAGTTGGTCTCTTGTATCCAACCCATCATATAAGCTTTTCACTGTATTATTCATAGCAAGAGCCTCCTTATATTTTCATCATGTGTTGTAAACCGTCGTTAAATAGTTTAATTATATGTTTGAATTATGCTTCTTTAAGAATAGAAAATTAAGCTATAGAGTTATAAATCCAAAGCTTATCATAGATACCTATATTATCAGATTTCTTAGAAGAAGCATTTACTGCAAGACAATCAATCAAATGAATAGCATCATTTCTATGATCGCTACTTACAATAGCAAAGATATAGTCATTCATAATATCATACAAATCCTTCTTGTCATTTGCAGCAACTATAGAAGAATTAATGATAGTTTTTAGCTGAATGTTTATGCCGATAGAAGCAATCATTTCAGCAATTTTGACCTTTTCTTCATAAATATCATCGTTGCTCATATATACACTATCAGTAATCTTAAGTCCAGACTTATAAGCCGTATGAGTTATACGAGTGGCAAATACATCTTTTATATGCATTATACTGTCATCTTTCTCAATATATGAATAAATTTGAACAAGATCCTCTAAAAGCTGTACAGATTCTGAAAGAGCATCCCTATGGTTATCTCCAGGTAGACCATCGAAATACACAAAGGTTGAAATATCAAAATAGAGTTTCTCAAAGAAACTTATCTTTTCTTCAGGAGCCTTGCTAATAATAATTTCTGCAATATTCTCCATTAGATATACACGTTCAATAGGAGTGATTGTGATTAAGAATTTGGCCAATTGGCTAGAAAGCAATTCAATATTCTCATCTTTACTTATATCCACATGCATATCATCAAATGATTCATTAAGATTAATATCTTCTTCAGGATTTTTACGTATAAGCACATTTGATAAATTTTCAATAAGTTTAACCCTAATATCTGGATTGACAGATACCAAAACATTTGTAAATTTATCCAATAGTGCTACATTTTCTTCTGAATATTTAGATACTAATATTCTTACAAATTTCTCAACAAAATCAATATTCTCCTCAGGTCTTTTAGTTATAAGCACTTTTACCAAAGCCTCAACCAATTCGACTCTTAATTTAGGATTGACGCTGACAAGAAGATTTGCAAATTTGTCAGTAAGTAATTTTATTACCTCTTCTTTTTCAAAGAAGATATTGATATCATGTATCTTTTCAGATACAATTGTCGTACCAATATTTTTACCTCTCTTGATCACTCTCGTATCGTCAACAAGCATATCTCTATGATTGTCTCCAACTTGGCCATCAAAGTATACAAAGGTAAAGATATCAAAATACAACTTTTCAAGAAGTTTTAGCTTCTCATCTTTTGTAGTTCCAACTATTGCATTTCCAAATTTCTCCCAAATATTAATAAATTCAGGTCTATCGAAAATGGCATTTATTCTCATATCATCGATAATCTTTATTAATCCTTCATGCTTATCATCCATGGTATAAATAGTATTCAGCCCAAGGAAATCTACTTTATAGGATTTATAGAAATCAATAACTAGAGATATATATCTTTTTACAGACTCGCTTCCCATTGCAGGAAGATTTGCAAATAATGCTTGGAATTGATCAGAATCGATATATTCTTCCATAGCATAAACAACGCTATCGATAACAGTAGCAATATATTGATTTTTAGAGTTTTCATCTGTATAGCTCAATGCCTGAGCAATAACTCCATATATAGCGAATTCTTTAGCCTCCAAATATGCTTTATATGTGGGGACTCTTTCTCCGTCTATAGTTTCTCTATAATAATCACAATAAACTCCTTTTTCATTACGATAATAATCATAATAAACACGACCATTATCTGTATCTTCAAAGTAGTAATAGTAGTAATTACCATTCGATTCCCAATAATCTGAGCCAGCATAACTTCCATTTCTAATAGAAGAAATAATAGATGCATCTGTTATCAAACGATCAGGATCTTCAACGGGATTAATTATACGATCCTGGGATGTAATAAGTTTACCGCTTGCAACATCAACTTCAACAGGATTGATCTTGAAATAATTAGTGGTATACCTAACTGTCATAAGGGAATCATATAATGCTTTATAAATTTTATAAATTGTTAGATTGTCTGCATTCTTCATTCCTTCAATAAGAGTATCTCTAACAGACATATTATTTACATACATATCCATCATTTTACTGAATGAAGGAATAGAGCTTACAGGCTTCTGAAAGCTTGATAGCTCACTTGTGCCATAATTTTCTTTATTGGCAATTTCGCTAGCTAGTGCAGCAAGATCTGCTTTGAAATTGAATCCATTTACATAAAGAATTTTGCTAGAAGTGTCCATAATAATATCCTCTATATTATTAGTAAGATAAGTAAGGACGGTAAGCAAAGTAAATAGATCGGCAACTTCAAATTCTTTTGCAGTATCAATAAAAGGTACTTGTAGTTTGATAGATGTCTCATATTTAAGACTATCGTAAAGCATATTAAAGAAGTAGCTTTGCTGTACCGACATTTTGGTTACATCATAAACTGTGTCGATAGACATATACTTTGTTTTTACAACATTAAACTCTTCTTTAAGAATAGACTTTACTAATTCATTATGATCAGCTCCGCCATTCCATTTAGAATCCTGATTAACAACTTCGTCATAATCTAGATAATTTGTAGATACCTGGCTATATTGATCAAAGTCATCTTCAAGCGGAACTTTAATAAATCTTAGTTCATACTCTTCAGTCGGATCATGAGTAAGATCTCCATCCTCATTAGTAGAATAAAAATATGATCCATCCGGATTTGTCTTTCTATCTCTAAGAAGATAATACTTAAAGATTTGAATATTTTCAAATCCAAATAATGAGCATATATCAATCATACATTTAGACGTGGATTTATACTTTAAAAGAGTATGAATATTTTTAACCATAGCAGTTTGATATTTTAGCGGAATTTCTTCAAAGAATGGTACACCATAAGATTCAAAGATATATTCAACTGACCTGATATCAAAGATTTCTTTTCTAGCAATAAATTCATGAACTCTAGAAATGATATCAACCATTGTAATTATTACAATGAGAGCTGCAATAAAGTTATCATAATAATCCGATCCATATTTAAATGCCTCAGAATATACTGTTCTTAAAACATAAAATTTGTTCGAATCTAGTTTATCCTTATACATTCTATATACTTCATCAGATTCAATAGTAGGTATATAAAGAGGATCAAATCTATAAGCTTTTCTAGCAAGATAATAATCAATTTTCTTATCACCAAGATATTTCATATACTGTCTTGTAGTTGGCTTGAGCTTGATCATCTCTTCAATAACACCATACTGGTTTAATATAGCAATCTCTGAATCGTTCATTCTATGAATAGGGCCGAGATGCTTTGTTACTCCTCCAAAAGAAGATTCAAGCTGAAAAGTGATAAATGCATTATCGAAAACATCTTCTGGTATAAGCATTGCCAAATCATCTTCAACATAATCATCAAACTCTGTTGGAGTTTTTACAGGAAAATTAGGAAGGCCATGAAGCATACGATAATAATTATTTTCTTCTTCATAATTATTAATATAATAATCTCTATGATATTGAGTTACTTTTTCATAGTCCTCTTTAGAGATTCTTCCTTTTCTATAGTCATCAATAAAATTTTGCTTATTGGCAACATAGGATCCAAAGTCTCCGCCAGATGTCATACCAACCTTATTCAGAGCCTCTCTCATTACCAATGCATCATTAGGAAATACTTCCATTATAGCCGTGCCTTCTAAGCACGAAATATAAAGCTCGGCATTCTTAAGCGAGCTAACAGTTTCTGCAGCATCAGCTTGATCCTGCATTTTTAGAACAGTCCCAATGCCTAGTAATTTAGTGTAATAGACTAATTCATCGACATAAGGGTTATCTGTATATATTTTACTAATCTCGAAAGACATATACCTCACCCTTTCTCAATTAATTTCTTATTATTATGTGGATTCAGTACTGTTAAACTTATCCATCTTATATTGCCGATATGCCCAATTCCATTGAGTATCGAGCTTTCAGGTTAACATCTTAGTAATACATATAAAGGAGGGATTAGACCGATGGAAAATTATAATCCTTTTCCTGGGATCGAATCTTATCAAGAGAATATGAATCCTATTATAACTAGTCCGAATAGCACCTTTTCTATCAGTTTTTATCAAACAAGAGAAAGTCTAATGGATATAGATACATATAGAGTATTCTTGAAAAACTGCGAACAAAGATTCAGACACTCTACCACTTATAGCAATTATAAAGGATTTTTAATTGGTTTAGGAATGGATAGGTGCCAAGTTCATGGTTTCATTCATACTGATATGGAAGGCGTGGATATTGAAATGCATCACGCCATTTTAACCCTATTTGATATATGTCTACTAATTACGGAACATTTATTAAATACTGTAGGTTATGTAACCACATTTGATATTGTTCAAGCTTTGAAAGAAGAGCATAAAGCAAATAATATTGCACTTGTAATGCTGTCTAAAACACCACATCAAGTTTATCATAATAATCCAAACCAGTTCTTTATACATCCTAGCATGTGTTTTGGAAACTGGCCTAGGTTGCTTGAGAAATATAGATATGGATTGACTCAGGATGTTGCATTCAAGTTACTCTATTATTTAAAGAAAGCTATAGAGCAAGGCAAGAGCGATGATGCTGGTCTACTACAACTGAGGGAACAAATAAAAGAATGGAGTGAATATTGTGCCAAATTATGAGTTTATTGTGATCTGTATCATGGTAGGAGTTTTTCTACTTACTATGATAGCGTTAGCTACGGTTGTTATTCTCTTGAATAATAAACATAGAAAAAAGCTTGAGGAAATTACACTATATAATATCAATGTAAATTCTCAAATTGATAAGAGCATCCCAGAACTTTTAGACATAATTATTTCTGAGTGTTTCAAAGATTATCGGATTAAACACTTGGAGCCGATGGAAGAAGGGTATATCAAGGAAGATCGTGAAATAGAAATTCGAAATGATGTTGTAAAGATTGTTTCTGCTAGAATCTCTTCTGCATCGCTTGATAAAATTTCTCTATTCTATAATATTGAAAACATCGCTGAAGTTCTTGCTGATAAAATTTATATCCAGGTAATGGATTATGTTGTTGAGCATAACAGCAAGTTTATGGCCGATGAAGAAGCAAATTAAAAAAAAATAAAGCCACAAGCATAAACAGCTTGTGGCTTCATCTTTTGTTAAAATAGACTCTAGAATACATCCTGTTTAGTTGCCTTAATATATTCGCATTACATGATAAGTCTATATATTTCTTATCATAGTTTGAACAATTGTCAGAATACAATCTACCAACAGAAGTCATTGAATTTACAAATCTGAATTGAGATTGAGAATTCAACTCTCTATAGAATCCTATATCTAATTCTTTATTGATAAATTGTTTATAAAAATTGTTTAAAATGCTTATAGCTCCCTTACAGTCTTCAATCTGAGCCGTATAGAAAAGTTCAGCTAGAAAATCTAGCATAAATTGCTTATGAAGTTTAATAGATTCATCACTTAATCCTTTTATATCTAAAACTTCAGTACGAGTAATAAGATCATAATTATAAAAGAAATCCATATAATCTAATTTATAAAAAGATCTATAAGCAGCTGCTAATCGAAATGCAACTCTATCAGTCATTTGGAGATTTGAAATAGGCCTATCGCCAATAACCATAATAGCGTCATTTCTTATAGCTAAAACTTCATTAGTTTCTATGCCATTAGTTTCTATAAAAGTTCGTCTAGCTTTCTCGATTCCACTTTTAAGAACTGGCACAATTTCTGGATGTTTTCCTTCTAGCTTACCAATATATACAGATCTTTCTTGTTTTGGAGCTCTGTATAAATATTGATACAACTCTTCGGTAATTACATTAGCATCTCGTAAAACACTAATATTTGCTTTAGTTATATCGAACTCCCGTATAGTCATATCTATAATATACTGAACAGGAGCTCGATAATTAATTTTTTGCCATAAATCATTCATAAGGATCACCACTTTCTAGTGGAACCATTGTATGCCATCTAGCAATATCCTGATCCAAAGTAAATAATCCAGGTATGCTAAAGTCTGATTCTTCAGCATAAATAAAATCTTCAATCTCGTTTACTCGACAAACATTGTAACCATATCGTTGCTGAATAAGTTTGATTAGAGATTCTTGAAACGCTTCTCTAAATGGAGAATCATTTACAAGAATTTGAACAAGTGTTTCTGGAGATTGATATGCTGGTATAATGATATTCATCAGCTGCATAAATGCATTATTATTTTCAATAAGATACTTATGATAACTGATATCAAAGCTTGGGAAATCACAATCTCCAGCCAGACTCTCCTCTGGAATATAAGCTGTTGACGGAATAAGCATATTGAGAGTTGGAACATCGCTAAAGTAAGAAGACAGGTTGTACGTAACAACCTGTCTTATTCCTTTATATTCAAGCATCTCAACAGGTATAATTCGTATAGGTGTAAAAATTATCATATTCCTACTAGCGGGTCTACGAGGAATTTTCCACCATTTTTGTAAACCGCCTGTTTTGCATCTTCAAAATATTTTGCATAATGCTCAAAATCTTTTTGTTTTATAGCAGGATTCTGCTCATATGCTAATTTCGAGATTGCGGATGGATGAATTGGAAGCGGTGGATGCTTCTCTAAGAATGCCGGATAGTCAATGATATTCATATTATAAAGCTTGGCCAAATCTAAAGGCAATGCTGCCTCTTCGATATATGGCTGTACTTTACCATCAATGCCAAGGACCAATCCATAAAATTGATAGAGATAGTCTATAAACATTTTTGGGAACTGCATATTCAACTCGTCTCTACCAAACATTATTCCAATTGGAATTTGTTTAACGGCTGCTGCTATTAAAATTGATACATATATATCTGCATCCTCTCTTTGAAGGTATTGCTGATACATTGCATTCGATTCAAATATATTGCCATCAAGTTCCGCTTGGATTGCTTCGAATGGAGGCAATAAAGCTCCGGCTGTTGTGATAGCCGGATGAGTTCTAAATTTTGGTTCTGGTTCATCGGCGATATAGACAATCTTACCGCCGGTGAACGTAAACCTATCGAACTCACTTTCATTTATTACCCAAATATTCATTGGATAATTTGCCATAATGATTCTCCTTACTTCTTCTTAGAAACTTTGCTTGAGCTGCCTTTCTTATAGGAAGAAGATCTGGATCCTTCTCCATCAGAAGATCTCTTGTTAGATCTACGAATAGGAGTACGGGTTCCGGCAAACATTTCATCGTCATCATACATAGAGTAATCGTCAGTGTCATCGGAACTAAAAGTGCCGGAATTAGATTCTTCAGCATCAGAAGTATCATCTTCATCAGAGTCATCTTCATCAACTTCGAAATCAAGATTAGTTTCTTCAGCAGTAGCAACATCAGTTGCTACTTCGGGAACTGCTACTTCTACTTCATCATTTACCTTTGTGTCATCTTCAAAGATAAACTCCTGAGCAGTCTCTTCCTTAGCTTCTTCGACTACAGTCTTTGCTTCAGCCTTCTTGGGGGAAGATGTAGTCTTGGCTGTGTTCTTATTTGTATTTTTCGATACGAATCTTCCATTAGCAGCTCTATTAGGCTGAATATTAGAGGATTCATCCTTCTTTCCAATAGTAGCTTTAATGCCACTTTCATTGGAAATCTTTTTTTCCTCGGCAACTGACTTAGATCCGCCACCGATAGAAACCTTGATCAAACCACTTGTCTTAGGAGAGGCGGGTTTTTCGATAACCTCTTTTGTGGAAATAGAAGAATAAATTACTTCATCTCCTCTTTTGATACTTACTTTCATTTCAGATCCTCCTTTGATTATAATCTTGTTTGTATTGTCATTATCCTTTAAATCTGTTGCTAGATATATTTTCCCACATCTAGCACAAACTAAATGATTGAATCCTGCATCATAATCGATTTCTCCATTACATGGCATATGTGTGATGGGGTCCTCTTTTGTACAAAAGAGTTTCTTACCATCTAATTTATATACATATGGAGAATCTAATAATACAGGCCCGAAGCCAGCTCTTATACCCCAGTTCATAAAATACTTTGTTCCAACATCTTCTACGACGTATTCTCCAAGGATTTTATTTACTAATATTTCGAACACATCTTCGGCTATTTCTCTAAATTCTGCTTTATTCTTAATTGGCAGAACTCGTTCCGAGAAGCCTACAGTTCCACATGGCGAAATATAAAACATCTTCGTCACATAAGGCTTCAACAGAAATTGAGTTTGATATTCCATTGGATTGTCTTGCATTCCAACTTTATCTACAGCTATTTTAACTAGAAATCTTGTATCTTCTAGAAAGCTATAGACAATTCGGTTTGTACCTGCAGAGAATCTTTTAAATCCTCTAGGTCTCATAATGTCATCTATCATTTTATACTTTAATTCTATTTTAGAAGATAATCTGACAGATGTTGCAATAGATCTTAATCTTTCGATATCTTGTGGTGTTAAATAATTCCATATTGGTGGAATCCACAGATTATCGAATTCAAATTCAGCAGGAGATTGCTTTTTTGCTCTTAAGATGTCCAATACATCTATTTTAGCCATAGCGTATCACCTCCTTATGTGCTGCTATCGATAGATCTAATAAACGATTCGCGAGCTCGTTCTAGTCTATCTCGCATAAAGTTTGGAGCTGTAACAGTATACTGCCCAGTTTGTGGATTATACGAGAAGCTATCAGCTACTGCAGGATCATGTCCAGGACTTACTGGTCTGCCGTCTGGCATAATACCATAACGCCCAGCATAGCGTTCAAGAGCTTTCATTTTAGATCTGGTTCTTACGCCATTATTCTTGAAAAGTCTCTCTCTAAAGGAATCTCTATTATAGACTTGAGCTGCTCTTTGTGCACTTTGAATATACATTTCCTGTACTTTATCTTGTGCTAGAATTGCACCAATACCATCATTAAAGAGATTCATCATGTCTGTTTTATCAAACATTCTTTCAGGAGCTTGATCAAATAAGGTATTCCGATAAATAGCCATATTTGTTTCATTGAAAGTATGCCTGTACTTCATCTGTTCAACATACATAGCATTACGCTGGTAATCTTGGTGACGAAGTTGTACATTCTCCGGTTTCATGTCTGCTACAACCTCATCACCAATCATGACTTGTACATGTAAAGGTTTAAAAGTTTTTTGCTGACTAAAATCTTCCTCAATAACCGGATATTTATTGATAATATCGAATGCTTTTTCACATTCACGTGCTTCTTTTTCATCTCTTCCGAGATTTCGACTAACAATTTTGGAAATCGTTTTGTAAAGATCGGATTCTAACTCAAGTTGCTCATCATAAGTTAATCCGTTGAATATTGCCATTGCAAGTCTTTCTCTTGCATCATCATCCATGGGCTGCATATATGGATATATTCCACCATAACCACCAAAACTAGGATATCCTCCATAGAGTCCTTGCTGATAGTCTAAATAAGGATTACTATATTCAGCAAATGCTGCTTGAAAACCAGGATTGTAACCTCCAACAATATTTTGCGGAGCAAAACTTGTTGGGCTATAAATCATTTGTTCACCGCCTTGTGAAAGCATTTCCTTCGGAGAAGGGTAAGGCATTCCTGTAGGCTGAGAAACTTGTTGCTGACTGACAGCTGGGGAAGCTCCATAATACACGGGCATGTTTCCAAACCCTTGTGGAGTATTATTAAGCATTGCCTGAACTGTCGGACTGTTCATATTAAGCATAAATATTCTCCTTTGCTATTTATTCCAAATATATAATATCTAATCAACTCCTAAATTAGAAAATTTGGAATTCTTCATGAATGGTTTTAATGCAAATATCAAGATCCTTAATCTGAGGTGCATCTTTATTAACATTCATAATTTCGAGAAGGTTTTCAATATAGATGCTAAGGAGCTCAATCTTATCATCAATATTGCTTTCGTAAACAACCCCATGATGCGCATCAATATTTTGCACAATGAGATAAATTACCTTTTTGAGATTTGTAAATGTTTCTGTTACAATTGGATTAAGAGTAAGTATATCACTTGCTCCACTTGGATCCGAGTGCCTTACCGCATGTACAATCAAATTTGTTATTGTGGAAGAGATTGCCCCTGTAATAAGATTTTTTCGTTCTATTACATTCTTTTCTCCTTCCACTGATGGGTCATTCTTTAAGAATCTAGCAGATGCTTGAATTCTTTCTCGATAATTGGCAGAATAAATTTCGCCATAAATCTTTGGTTTGCTACTAGAATCGAAGCTGTTTAATACAGGTTCTTCTGTACTATTTAGTTTTACATTCATTGATTATAGCCTCCCTTAAAATCATGTCTGGTTAGGCCTTCAAGAGAACTCTTATTGATACATCGAATATATTGATGCAGCATATTATCCTTGATAGCCATATCCATTGGTACAACTCTTTCTACTTCTGTATTAGGTAGAATAGAATGATGAAAAACATAAGATCGAACCGCTTGTCTAGTCAAATTATCAACTTTCGAATTACATTGACTAATGAATTCTATGCTCAATCCTAATGCTTCTGGGGTTACTTTATTGGCTCTAATAAACTGCACTCTAGCCTGATCCAAGCTAGTCTTGCCAGATTCTCCGACATGACCTCTTTGATGATACAGTTCAATATGCAGATTATTTTCTACAATAATATTGTAGATATCGATGAATCTTTGTTGATTCATTACTGGTTTGCCAGATGATGAGATAAGTATTCCATCTTCTTTCATATTTGCAATCCAGTACTTCATCCAATCTCTTAATCCATATAACGAAATTTTAGAATCAGAGAATAGTCGAAATACAGCATTTGGGTATATATTTCGAAGCTTTAAAGCCTCAACAACGCCAAGCCATATTGCTAAAATTTCAGAAGAGTTATTTGTAGCATGAAGCTGAAGAGCCCTTCTGAATCCAATTTCTTGGATAGAACCATCATCCATTTGAGCCATGATGTATGTGCCTCCACAGGCAATTTTCTTCTCTAGCTCAATAGACGCATCACAGAATAAATTGATTATCATTTTGGTTTCTCCTTTCATTTAGATTTTATTAATTTATTTTTCTGTTTTCATTCATATAATATGCAACCAAAACGGGTTATAAAAAGAAAAAGAGACGTCAGATATTCTGACGTCTCTTCAATCATTTAATTAAAATTTTTAAATAGGATAATGATTAAGCCTTAACCATCTGAACCTTGCCGGTAAGCTCATCAACAGCCTTCTTAGTCTTAGCAAGCTTCTTAGCAGCCTTACCATTCTTCTTGCCGCACTTAGCCTCAAGAAGAGCAGTCTCTGCAAGGAACTTAACAGACTCAGCAGTGATTACAACAGCAACCTGCTCGGGCTCAACACCATTCTTAGCAGCGATATCTGCAACTACATCAGTAGCGCAGGGCTCCTTAGCCTCACACTCCTCGGGAGTGGGCTCTTCAGTCGAACCTGCCTCAGCAGCATCTGCAGCAGCGGCAACCTCACCCTCATTCTCCTTAACGGCAATAACGTCCTCAAGAGTAACGAGATAACGAGCTCTACCATAATTAGCAGCAGACTCAAAGAGAGCAACAGCCTCAGCAACAACGGGAATGCCACCATTAGTGGTCTTATCCTCGTCCTTAACCTCTTCAACATTGTTACTCAATGCATCCTCGAGGTCATTAATAACTTCCTTTACTTCCTCGCTAACCTCAGGATTGAGAAGGTCAGCAGTTGCAGCTTCAGAAAGAAGCGTTCTAGGATTCTTAAACAACATTTGGGAATTCCTCCTTATAAATATATTTTATTGAAATTGATCAATTCCACAATCATATCTGGAATTTATTTATATGTTGTGGTTTGTTTTTGTTAAAACAAAAGTTATTTAGATGAAATTAGCAATATATGGGTTGTTTTAACCTTGTTTATCGACTAATTCCTTAATTCTTTCCTTTACAAGAGCTATAATATCTTCTGTTCTAGGCATTTCGTATGCTCCACTCATATCGACATAAATATAATTAGTCGAAAGAAGAGTTCTGGCATCCTCACCATTATAAACAGAAGTTGCTTGCTCAATATGCTCAATAGTTTCAAGCTGTTCAGGAATCATATAGTCTTTATATCTATCAATAAATTCTCTATATTTTCCAAGCACAGCTGTCGTTGGTACGAATAAATATTGAGCATGAACTAATTGATGCACAGTTTCAGCTAATGGAATAAGTCCAATCATTAAGTTATAATGCAAATACATTACCTCTTTAGCTACATACTCTTCATCTAATGGTTCATGAAAAGCTACACGCTTGTTATAAACGATTAAACAAATATCATAAAGGCTAAGAGGTTCATGATGTATTTCAATATGGACTTTAGTTGTATCTGTATTATTGACATTTTGATAAAAAGCACATTGATTCATATCCATATATTCTCTTAGGTACTGAATCATTGCTTTATATTCGAAAGATCCTCTAACACATCTTTCAATAGCTTGCATATATTTCTTAAATGATTTTTCATCATTAAGATCATAATCATAAAGATCATACTCTGGAATTTCACTCATCTTAATAATAGTGGGAGGTGCTTCAAGCTCATAAGCTTTCTGCACTATACTATTCGGATCACGCATAAAATCACCACCTTTTATTCCTATGTTAAGCTAAATAGGCACAATTAAAACAGGGTAGGGATTTAAATCCCTACCCTTTATATATTTCAAACCTCACTACCAGAGGGGATATCTGAAGAATCCAGATTTACATCTTTATCAAATCCTGCAGATTTCATAATATCTTTTTCATCCATTTCAATTGTTTCTTCAACAATTCCTTCATACGCATCTATTTTCCAAGGATCTTCAATAAGAAGTCTAGGGTTTGTATAGAGCTTGATTAATTCTTTAGAATCGAACTTAGTCAAAGTTCTGAAGAATTCTCCAACTGCAGATGCATATTTACGAATCTCAGCCTGAGCTGCAGGTTCTTCTCTTAGATCGAGGAATTTGATGAAATTCTTATAAGTAAATGTCACATAGATTTTGCGGCACTGCACATTGCTAGGTAAAAATGCTCTTGCGTCTTCTTTTAGTAATGCATAATCTGCTCCAGCAACGACAGGATTGCGTAGCATTTCATAAATATTACAAGTAGCCTCACCAATTTCAGAAAGTGTCATCTGAAGCTGAGAAGAAGGACCAAATCTAATTGTATATTTATGATTGCCATCATACTTTTCTGGCTTAAACATCTCGGGGCTGCTGAAACAAGCCTTGCTATAATCGACATATCTTTGAGATTCCTGTGTAATAGCATTTCTATGTCTTACCAGCTGATGAGTACACGTTCTACTCATATTCTTAAATAGAACTGTAATCGTCACAAATTTGATAAGATCATAAGTAGTTAGCTTCTTTGCAAACTCTTCGTCAATATTAAAGATATTTGTGTAAAGTTTTCTAATATCACCAATATCTTTAATAGTATAAAGATCTGTATCATTTACAATTTCTCCATCAAGAGTAAGAAGATTAAAGTTCTCATCAAGTTCAGCATTATTAAACATAGTTTTATCAAGAAGACCAAGTTTAATAATATCTTCAAACAATGCAGAATGGGAATATCTATAAATAGAGCCAGTAATAGCTTTAAGAACTGGATTATTTAGATCTTCAGCCTCTCTGTAAAGATCAGAGAACCCTCTAAATGAACCACCAATAAGGAGATGCCATCTAGATCCATCATCCGACTTTGCAGTTACCGTCTCAAGATATCTATTCCATGAAAGGAATTCGATAAGATCTTCTTCATAGAATTTGTCAATAGAAATATAAAGAACAAAATTACTATGCTCAATTACCGAGGTATGACCAATTCTAGTTCTCTTGGCTATATACTCAGCAACATTCTCAAATCCTTCAGGAACGACTTTGTCCCAGCAGCATGCACATGCTTCAGAGCATACATCTGCCCAATTATTCATTCCTACAAGATATGGTCTAATAATACCAGTGTTCGGATTTTCGATAGGAGCTGCGACTTTCTTAGCTCCAAATTTTGTACGTATTTTCCCTACGATACCAGTTGATTTTTCCACAAAGGGATTTTCATTGTTGTTCATTTTGTTTCCTCCATAATATTTTATAAAGATAATTCTAATCCAGATTGAAATTCTTCGTCCATGATCTTATTCCATACTTCATCAGCAAGATCTTTTTTAGAACGAATATTTCCATCTTTATCAAGAATTTCAATTACAATTACTTTTATTCCACATTCTTCAAGAATATGATTTGTTAAAAAGTTTTCCGAACGAACCCATGCATTGTATAGAAAATCTAGATCGAGTTCATTTTTATCTTTATTTTTCTTTTTCGCAATAAGTTCTTCAAGAACATTAAAATCTCTCATACGCATCCATACTACGATATCTGCTTTAGGAATTCCACATTCAGTTGTTTCATATGTAATGTCTAAAGTAGAAGGCGTACCAGCATTTCTTGGATTATATATCGCATTAGAAATATTGTATCTATCAAATACAAAGCAAGTTTTCTTCTGGCCTGCTGCTGTACTATACAATATCTCTGCATTAGATCTTTGTCCATGTACTCGTTCAAACCAGTATCCAAACCTATCTGTCATATAAAAAGAACAGACAGCTTTTGGATTCTTTAAACAGATTTCTCTATCATATGAGCCATCAAGCCATTTCTCAACAGCCATACAATTTTGATTTCCATATCTAGGAAATGATTCTATATGAATTTCGGCTTCAGAACCGTATTCATATCTTAGTCTATTAATGAAAGCTTTATAATTTGTTTCTTTAAAACAATTATCTAAGCCTTCGAAAGCAATTATTTTCTTATGAGGGAATTTCATAACTAATTCTCCTTTTCATATTTAATTATTTAATTGTAGACGGTTAAATATATTTGTAAATAACATGAATTATATTTCGATGATATAATATAAAAGTAAAGGAGAGTGATAAATTTATGACAAATCAAGAATACCACTATTATTCTGATATAGCGATTAGGCTTTTCAATTATATGAATGGCTATATCAATAAAATGAACAGCAGATGCGAATTATATATTGACATGTATGATTTCGTTAAAAACACATATGCCAATATACGTTTTCCAAAATATATAATGCTTCATATAGGAACTATTGTAGATTCATGGAGAGATGAATGGAGTTCTGTAATAAGCAAAGAATCTTATATTGTAAGTGTAATGGCATGGGCATTATCACATGAACTCCATCATGCTGATCAGCTTATATCTATGCTAAATTATAATCAAAATACAGCATATAGAGATTCTGTTGAAGGAGATGTTGAAAGAGCCAGCTATGACTGGGTTTGCGATCATGCAAGAGAACTTACAAAGGTTGCAGGCTATAGAGTGGCTTTAAATTATATTCAATCAAAAAATCTTCCTGATCATGGAAATTATGAAAGAGCAACGATTGCTGAATTCTATAAGCAAGTTATTTTAAATATTATAATCCGTGATATTAATCTGTATAATAAATTAGGAGTGTTTACAGACGATAGTCTTTCCGATGATATAATGCTTGTATTTAATGACGGAGTGAATCGGGATTATGTAATTATCAAAAGTAATGGAAAATATTTAAAAGAAAATATCAATTTATTTAGTGAATATACGTATCGATATACTGGATACTTTGATCTATATTCTATTTCCGCTAGTAGAGATATAGATAATCTTGAAGATGGAAGGCGTATCGCATATGTAGAATTCGATATAGTCAATCAGCTTATTCGACCAATGATATTTAAATAAAATTATCCCTCTAGATCAATAAAAGATCTAGAGGGATGTCTCAACTTTATATTAAAAATGAAAGGAGTAATTATCTATGTATAATATTATAAAAATGGATCCTTACAAAACTCACTATTATCCTCATTTATTAAATATTATTAAATCTCTTGGGGTGAGAGTTGATTCTGAGAATGATACTAATTATACAGTATGGTGCCCAGTGGACTCAGTAGATCTAACTAGAGATGACCTTTATAAATGTAAAAATTCATTATATCTTATAGTAAAAGATTGCCAAGATTGCAAAAATACAAACTTATGCATTCATACTACATGTGCTGCTGTTGGACTTATGAAAAGCAATATGAAAGAGGCTAATATTAGCGAACTCTCTTATTATTGCCAAGATAATGCATTTGTATATTCTATTAAATTCTTTGCATATAATGCCGATGTAGATATCAGCATACTCCAAGAATTAATTGGAGGACTAATAAATGACAGAAATGATGCATTTATAACTTATGAAACAGAATCTGACGATGTGGATTTTCTGTGCTCAATCTTTGAATATTGTGGATTCAAGATATATCCAAAAGAACAAAGCACATTATTTATCAAAGAGCCGACATCTGCACCAAAGAAAGAAACAGAGCTGGATTGACCAGCTCTGTTTATTTTTTTTTGTTATTACTTTACCCACGGAGGGCAAGGAGCATGCACACGAATGCTATCATGAGCAGGAACCGTAGTGGGTGTCTTGGAATACTTGTCGGATCCATCATCATTTACGCCAATCTTCTGAGGATAGAGACGAGTACTTGCTTCTACCTTCTTAAGACTAAGAGAAATATCAGATGCCTCACGAGGACCAAGAGGAAGCTTACGGCCAGTCTGAAGGAATGTGTTAACAAATTCCTTAGAAAGATTGACCATGCTAGCAGCTTCAGCTTTACGAACAGCATATCCATCCATAAGATGAACTGCTTCAGAAACAGGAACTCTTGCAGCATTAGAAATTACGCTTGCACACATTCCACGGAAATCTTTTGCAGGATTATAAGTGCCTTCGATTCCATCTTTTCCGTAAACGCTTACTTCATAAGTGGTATCACTAAGCATAGCCTGCATAATACGAACTTCGTCTTTTCTAGACGAGCTGACCTGCGAAAGACCATTGGAGATTTCTCCAAGAAGTTCTTTAACAGTTACAGCAGCAGTAGTAGTGTTGTTTTCTGCCATTTTGTTTTCCTCCTAAAAGTACTTTTAGTTTATATTTCTATATGATTAGGCTGCAGCCGTCTCATCATATATCTAGTTTAGTTTGATCTTCTTTAGGCTTAAAGAAGATCATTGGTTCTATGAGCTTTCTAGGTTTTCCCTTTTCCAAAATAAATTTATTTATTTCTTCTGGAGAAGAGTTTGCTAAAAATTCTATAAAATTACTTTTTGAAATTGTCGGTTTTTGCTCTTTTATTTTTTTCATAATCTATCTCCATATTTCGTATAGATTATATAATTGTAGCTTTTATATTTTTCTACACATTCCTAAAGTGCTTAAAATACGGCTAATTATATTTAATTTAATGTAATCGCTCCTGTAAAGGTTAACATGGGAAAGGGCTAACTTATTAATAAACTGAAAAAGGAGTGTGAAATATATGAGAATGATGGACGAACTCAAGCCGTTATTTCTATACTCGGCTAGTAAAAAAGTCTATGCTCCTGTGGATGAAAAAGATAGACGCAAAAATGCATCTATTCTGCTATTAACACCTAGCATGGAAATTTCAAGCAGACTCATGAAGCTGCCTTATATTCAAAACCCTAACCTATTCGTATCATATTATATGGATAGAAATATCATGGCATATATAGATAATATGCCAGAAGAAGATCTTGATTTTGATGAGCAAGAGGAAGAAGTTGTATCTGAAGCATTACAAAGAGCATGGTCTGGTAAAACAAAGATAAAGTTTAATGAAGATATTACGTTAATGAATAGAAAGCGTATCGAGGAAGTTGCCAATTCCAAAGTTATTGAATTCTTTTCTTCCAGTCTTCAGCTTAAATTCATTCCTGAAAATATATTCATTGAGGTTTATCCAACGCAATCGGCTCTTGAAAATGCTGCTCCTACAAAATTGACAAAACTTTATAAAGATAAATTATATTCATTTAGTAGTGGAGAATATTCGCATTTGCTAAGCTATAATGTATATAATGAAAAAGATACAAAACTTCCATATGCTATATATGTACTTGCCGAAATACTAACCAATGTATTTATGCAGATTAATCCTGACTTGGATTATTTTGTAACACGAAAAGTTGTATATGCACTTATAGGGTCTAATAAAATTATTACGACTAAATATAAATACTCTAATACACCTATTGAATTTGATGATCAATTCATTAGAGCTATAATCAGAATGCTTGATACAAAGGGTAATAGGGCCATTAGAAAATATATAGAAACTGCTGATGTTGGGGTATTTAGAGATTTTATTCTTAAATCCTCTCTTGGTGGTTTAAGAGCTATGCTCTTTGAGGGAGAGCTCTCTTATATGGAACGCCAAAGATTATTACCTTCTGAATTTGGCATACCTAATAAAAGAAAATATCCTCTTAACGATGAGGATCATGTTAGAGCTGCAATTCGTATGTTTAATAACTGCGATCCTGATGATGAAGAAGAACTTGCTGAAAATATTATTCGCAAAATTAAGAAGTTCGAAATCAAAGATGTTAAAGTTAGTGCAGCAAATAGATTTAAGAAATACTATAAAAAGGAAGAAGAGAAAAAGGAAGAATCTATTACAGAATCTTTCATTCCTAGTGATTATGCCGATGTACTTGCCGTTTGCAATAGTTTAAATAAAGAAGAATTCTCTCGTATTAGTTTTTATGATACATATAGGGATTCTAAATTTATTATTAAGCGTATTATTAAATACGTAGGACCTAAGGCTGCAGGATTTCTTGATGTTTATCATTTCCCTTCTAAGCCTCATCTTGCTCAGATTGTCATTGCAGTTCATAGCGATTTTAGAGGTCAAGGCATTGCAGATTCAATGGTAAAAGAAATGCTTTCCTATGATCTTCATAAAGATCATCATTTTACTACCTATTATTGGACAGTGCACAAAGATAATCCCGCTTCAAAGTCTCTTGCTTTGAAAAATGGATTTATGGAAACGAATAAAGAAGATAAATACGGTAGGGATATTTTGATACTTCCAGTAGTTCTTAAAAATGATATGTGGAGACAGATTCCTGATTATATGAAACCTACTCCTGATTATGAAGAATTTGCTATGACAGAAAGTTCTTTTGTAACTTCTGATATGGCTTTTATTTCTGAAGCAGAAGGGGATAAATATTCTCAGACTCTTAAGAAATATTTATACAAAGAACGTATTAAGAATAATAGAGGAACTCTCCAGGTTTATGAACAAATCAAAACTCTTAACCCTGAAATCCGTAGAATGTATATTAAACTTGATATGTATAAGAGATACAATATTTTTGTAGATCTTTCATATTATCATGCACTATTTTTACAAAAGAATGTATATAAGCTTGATAGGGCTGTTAATTATTATTTTGATTTCCTTAATAGGTTGCTGAATAATAAAGAAATTGATAGTCAATACAAAAAGAAAACTATATTTATTCCTGTTGATGCAGATGTATGGCCTACTCAGCCCAATACTGAAGTAACAGACTTTAGGAAAAATCTAAATCCGATTTCTAGTATTTTCCGTCTTATTCGTACCAATCCTATGGCTCTTAAGAAAGCATGGGGAGGTAAAGACATTATCTTTGTCGGTACAAGAGGATATTTTAAAGTTGATTTCAGCACATTTGAACTTAAGAATCTTTCTAGATTTAAAACGAATCTCAGAAAACTTATGTCAGCAGATGAAACTGTTGTTGATGAATTTGAAAAAGATACTCTAACTGATGACAAAGATACTGATAATTATAATTTCGATAAAAAGAATGTAGATAGCTCTAGAGCTATTGCAGCTAAAATAGTTGATGATATTGAAATGAATAGTGATATTAAGTTGGACAATATGAAAAAGAGTGATAAATCAGAATCTTCTGAAAAAACTCCTCATCTGACTCTTAGCAAAGAACCAATCAATATTGATGCATCTGCTAATGACAATATTGCTATCATTACTGTAACACCAGATGGCTATAATGATTTTCAAAAGCTTTCTACAACAGTTTTATCAGGAATTTCTGCTGATAATTATTGTATTCCTAAATAAAAAAAATAATACCACTAGAGGAAAATTCCTCTAGTGGTATTTCTATTTATATTAGTCCATATAGACATTATGCATTGCTGTGGGAAGAATGAACTGATT